CTCCGACTAAAGGCTTGCAAAGCCCCTGTGCTACCATTATCACTACCAGCCCATTGTTTGGCTCCGAGGGAGGGAATCGAACCCCCACTAACGGTTTTGGAGACCGCCGCACTGCCATTATACTACACCGGAGTTGTTTGGCACACCGTACGGGATTCGAACCCGTGATCTACGCCGTGAAAGGGCGTTGTCCTAGACCGCTAGACGAACGGTGCGTTGTGTTTTGTTTAATCAATCAATATATAATATTATAGAGAAGTTTGGCATGTGTGTCAATACTATAATCTTCGACGTTTCCACCTATAGTACTCATAACCCCAAGCACCTGTTGCTACAACTATAGTTGTTATGGCAAACAACCATAGTTTTAAGGACATGATTTCCAAAAGCCCCTCAATCATTTGTCACTTTTTGGCCATGGCCAGGACTCGCTGTACTGTCGTTCAGTATGTGCGGCCCAAATGCGGCGCTCTTCCAATTCTTGGCTGACCCTAAGCCGCCAAACTACTAAACCTACTATTAAAAAGAATATGCCGATTCCAAGTAGTATTTCCATAGTTAGTCCCACAGTGCTTCATAGTATTTACCAAATAGTCTATAGCCATTGCTTTTGCGAGCTTGCCAGGCGTCTAAGCCTTCATGATCAACCTTAATCAGCTCAATTTGTTCCTGAAAGCTCTTGCCAACCTTCTCCGCCTCAGTAGGATGAGTATAAAACTGGTCGTCACCATTATTATCTAGTTTTTGTTCAAAGGCCCAAATCATCTCACCTAGTGCCCAGTCCCAGCGTTTAAAGTGATTGTCATCAACATCATAATCATGTTCTTTTGGAGGTGCACTAGTACTACGCAAGTGCTCTGGCACATCCTCATCATCTACCAGTGGGGCACCATGCTTAGTTGCTTGCAATTGTTTAAGCATGGGTACAACTATGTGACTTAGGGTATGATCCATTGACCAAGTATCCCAAGGGTCAATCTTTACATACACTTGTCGTTCACGCTTGCTATCTACCCATAACAAGAACTTATGTAGTAGAGTAGGGCTACCGTCCTTCTTCTCAGCAAGCCATTCGCCAAAGTTATGTACCCATTGTGGCTTGTCTAAGTTACCATCTTTGTCTTTAACTTCCTTGACCCACGAGCAAAGCAGGTCAGCTAGCTGATACGGGCCAAACCAGTCTCTATATGGGCCAATAATTACTTTCACGTTAGTTCCTTTATGCTTGTTCTCTGCTTAAGTCTAGGTATGAGGCTGGTTGTACACTAGTAGAGGTTGCACGAGTGGGACAGCCAAAGTGTGGACATACGTAACCCATACTACGCTCAGTAGTCATGCCACATACTTGACAACCTCTGTAAGTTGCAGGTCGCACCGGCTGCACTGGTGGTATTAGTTTGTATACTAATTGCCTTAATTCCATGATCTCTTGCTCCAACTTGTATAGTTTAGTTTCTAGATCTTGCTGAGCACGAGTTTCCGGTGGTGGCATACCGCCCCACATTTGTCCAAGATTACTTTTCACTGTCTAGCTCCTGCTGTGCTTTAGCACCTTGATGAAATGCTTCTTGTACCCAGTATTGTAGACTATCATGACTAACATTACCACAATCTAACATTTCTTCTAAAAAGCCATTACGGTTTCGCTTACTATCATAGCTGGGAAAAGGTTTGTTGTAAAACCAGTCAATAAATTTCTTTTGTACAGGTATATCCACTACCAACTCTCCACATCAGTTATATCTACGCTAGTATCACTGGTCTTGCCAAAAAGTGAAAATTTTACTTTTACAACTGGGCCAATGCCACTACTATGTTCTTCATACAGCTCATATAGTTCAACTTCCTGGAAGTGATCTACAATATCCGCTAATTGTTCAATTTGTTTTCTTGTTAACCGCATATTACCTCCGCATTGCACTAATGTCACGGGCCTCTTGTTGGCTAAAGATAGGCACAGCATTTGATTTGTGTAGTGTACCAATACCAATAATATTGCCGCCGGTATAAACCGGACTTGCACGCTTAGCACCCACACCTACACCGCTATCGCGACTAGGAATGTGGTCATTCATAGTGCGACCTGGGGGCGGCACAAGTTTAGGAATCTTATTGGTGCGGTATTTTTTCATGGCTATACTCGATCAAATAAAAATATATTATACATGGCCTAGGCATTGCCGTCAAGATTATATTTTTTCACTAATATCTTTAGTTGTTTACTAAGCCAATTAATCGCCGCAGTATAATTTTGTACTTGCAATACCTGACCTGGCAGCCACTCAGGTTTTAGTGTTAATGCTAACACATCATCCTTAGTAACATATATCAGTTTTGTGTCACCATCGCTCCAACGCAAACGTTTTGCTTCAATAGTAACTGTTTCAGGACCCTCAACCGAGCCAACTGCCACCTTAGATATAAAATCAGGTGTAATAGGGCGTTTTACAGCAACCTTAATAGTGCCCTCTCGCTCTAGTGCTTCCAATAACCACATTGGTAGGTCTATAACTGTAATAGGCTCAAAATCATACGTGTACAGAACGATATTCATTATTTTCGTTTAACTTTGCAAATCCCAGCAGTTTGTCTGTGCCGTATTTTGCTTCAGCTAATAATTTAAGTTGATAATCACTATCTGCAAACATATCAGTTTCTAAAACTCCGGTTTCTTCTAATTTTAACCAAATTTTATACTTGTACATCATCTTCTCCAAAAAATGCACTCATTGTTACAGGCGCAATATAGCATAGTTCATTATACGCACATTTAGCTATTAATCTATGCTCTTTTTGAGTACTAGGATCTAGCCGCTGCTTTAGGTAGAATATCCAGCTGCGTAGTGTACCATTCATGTACATGCGACTAGGTGTTAATCCTTCTGGAAGTATTGCACGTGCTTGTTCCTTGGCAATGCCTGCACTAATAGCCCAATCGTAATGCCGTTGAACATCTTCTGCAATAGTCTTCAACCTATACTCCCACTGTGACCCTAATATGCGATCTGCATCAACTAAGTAGTCTAGTGGTATACTATTCTGACGGTTCTTTTTATCTTGACGTCTAGGCTCGCGCGTTGTGTCTAACTGACCCAATTTTTCAACCGTTTGATAACGCTGCGAAAACTCCTGAAAACTAAACGACCTATGGCGTAGTATCTGACGAGCAATATCACGTGTTGTATTAATTTCCATGCAAACATTAACCATTTCAAATGGACTAACATGGCCTTCCTTAATCATATACTTTAGTAATCCGCGATATTCACTATTCATTTGATTTTGTGGATTACTTACGCGCGCAATTTGCGCTATATTTTTATCTATTTCTGGTGTTGCCCACCAAATGTGTGCTGTATTCATAGTAGTTTTAAATTTTTAAGATTATATATTATACCATCAATGCAAAGGGGTAGCAAGCTAATATTTTAACTTGCTACCCCACCATTAAACATAAAATATGTGTTTGCCTATTGTACGTATATGCTTTTTATTAGTTCTCCAATACGGTTTAACATGCTGTGCATGAAAATATAGTGCATTAAAGTTTTCTAGGAAAATTCTTCCGCTAAGAACTCCTTGGGCAATATGTAAAGACGTCTCCCATTGTTTTGTGTCTAGAATAGCCTGTTTAGGCAACTTAGTCCAGCTAAACTGGTCAGGTTGGTAGACTACACCGCATATAGTCTTGCTAAAATCCTCTGGATGTTTAACACGGTTTAGGGTTACTTGGGCTACTGCTATTTTTCCTTTATAGCTTTCTCCACGCGCTTCAAAGTAAATGTTTTTTGCTAGGCAGTTTAGGTCTTGTTTTGTATGTGCTAAGGCATAATAATAGTTTATAGGTGTTTCACCAAATTTTATTGATACTTGTGGGAAAGACAGTAATAGGACAATAACACTAGCTATAAATAGCTGTGCTATGCTCACTTGTGGTTCCTTTCTGTAATAAAAGTTGCGATAATTCTATTATAGTTGATTGGCAAAAAAACTTCAAGTACAAATATCTTGTGGCCGGCGCCAACATGCAAAAAATTGTGCTAGACAAATGTTTGCCAGGCTGCTATAATATAGTGAATGGAGGAAACAAATGTCTAAAATTGTCAATTACACGGCAGAGCTAGAACATCTTATAGTAAGCACCTTATTACCTGCATATGAAGATTACTGCAGGCGTTATCCATTTAGTCCACTAGCCAAAGAGATTAACTACGACATTGTTAGAGAAATTAAGCATACACGAGATTGTGGGGCGCTGCTCAAGCCTAGAAAAAATCTCACTTGAAAAGTTTTATGATAAAAGGTATAATAGTAGTTCGGTTTAATTTTTAAGGTAAATTGATGAAGAAAACAATTTTAAGTATTGCTATGGCTCTGGGATTTGGTACTGCACAAGCAGCGTGGATCAGTTATGATCTAGATAATGTAAAAGCAGATGCTAAAGGCGGCAGGGACAGTCAAGCACATTATATTCGTGCTGGCGGCGAAGTTATTGGACTAAATACAATGATGCAGGCTCGAACAGCTAGTTTTAGTGGCGGCGGCATGGTACACAGTGTAGAATTAACCGCAGGCAAGCCATTGGGTTTAGTTAGTCCATTTGTTGGCATTGGTCACGATCTTGGATATAATGGAGCTAAAAGTTTTCAATACGGATTGTTAGGGGTTAGCGGTGGCATGCCTATTGGCAAATTATTTGCCTATGCTGGTGCTAAAACTCGCGTTAACTGGGACGATAACAACCCCAAGCAAACAGTAACTTTTATTGGTGTTAGCACGCCTATTACCAAACAGCTAAGTGCTAATTTTGGCATTAGCAAAAGTACGCAAGATATTAAGGAAACTGCTATTGGAGCAGGAGTACGCGTAAGTTTTTAAACGTAGTGTTAGGCTGTTGACTACGTACATATTAAACAACTCAACAAGCTATAATCTAGTATCGAAGGCTGCTACAGTAATAGAGTCCGGGACAACTAGATGCCGAGATTAAAAATCCCTTTACTGAGGGTTGCTCACTATAAAGTCAGAGGCTAGCTGGAAGGTAAGCTAGGAAAACCCCTTCATACTCGCTTAGTAAACAAGGAGAAATTATGACACAATTAGATTTAGTAAACCATGCTTTAATCGGATTCGACAGAATCTTTAATCAACTGGATAATGTTCGTGCTAGTACAAAAACTTATCCACCACACAATGTAGTAAAAATTGATGATGATAATTGGCTTGTAGAGTTAGCAGCTGCTGGATTTTCACGGGACGAGCTAACTGTAGAACTTCACGAGAACACATTGACAATCCGCGGTCGTAAAGTGGAGCAAGCAGGTAGACAATACTTGTATAGAGGATTGGCAATGCGTAGTTTTGAGAAGAGCTTGTATATACAAGACCATATTAAAATTAAACATGCAGAATATAAAGACGGTATGCTTAACATCTATCTAGAACAAATAGTTCCTGATAGTAAAAAACCTAAATTAATTACAATTAACTAACCTAGGGGGCGCTAGCCCCCTTTTTACTATTATGCCTAAACACGAACAATTTTCAGAAGATCAGCAGCTAAATTTATTTTTTAATACTACTGTACCACCAGCTAATAGCGCAACGGCTAAAAAATTAGTTGAAGAAGCCCCATACCATCCTGGATATGAAGGAGCAGTATTTACTACTAGTATATATAATGATATTACTCCTAGTACATTAAGCTATTCAAGCTATGGAGCAGAAGATATTATTAGTATTAGCGGCTGGGCTGCGCAACCTACAATTAACGTAAACACAGACCCTAGTCCACAAAATATTTCCTTTGACTGGAATAAGATGACCACTTCTAACAAGACAGTTGCAGGTGGTGGCAGTGCAATGAAGTTTGATAGCGGTAAGCTGCCTGTTAACTTATTGAGTAGTGAAGCGCTCCTACAAACAGCAGCAGTATTAAAATTTGGTGCTGATAAATATCATGCACACAACTGGCGTGATGGTTTTGCCTGGAGCAGACCACTAGCCGCAGCAATGCGACATATTATGGCCTACAATGACGGCGAAGACAAAGACCCTGAGTCGGGGCTTAGTCATCTAGCACATGCAGCCTGTTGCATTATGTTCCTACTAGAATTTGAGAAAACACATCCTGAGCTGGATGACCGTTATAAAGTAGATGTACACAAAACTAAAGAACAATCTAAATAAAACCTACAAACCTCTATACCAGGTTTGTAAAGATCTTGGTATAGACATGGATACCATAGATGTTCACGAGTTAACCAAACACATAGATCAGTGCACACACTGTGGTGTTTGGTCAACCAAACTAATACCAGACTTAGACGATAATCCTATATGTGGCTATTGCGCTAAGTTAATTGGCCTATAAAATTTGTCCGAAATTTGTATACAAACTTCAAACAATTAGATTTTTTAACTTGACCCTAAACCTCCGCCATGATATAATTGTTATTCATTCTAGGAGTTTAACATGGCAGGTTATACACGAGAATTTTTAATTGATGCCTACTTATGGCGTTTTACTAAAGTGCCATCAATAGATATTGAGGGGTTATTACGTCTTGAACAAATTGCCAACAAGACCTATGATACATATGGCAAAGATAAGTTTCGTGATTATGCATCTCTAGATGCAGAGTATATTCGTAACTATAAGGCAAACCTTAAACGATGAGTAAAATAGTATTATTACACGATGTATATGCTATTAAAGAACAAAAAGAAAAGGAGCTAGCCTACTACCGCGAGCAGCTTGAGATAATTACTGAAAAGTTAATATGGATTGAGCGCGAGTATAAGCTAACTAAGGATATTATAAAAATGATTGAACAAGAAAGTGTTGTTGCAATCAAACCAAACTAATAATTGCCCATGTAACCCAATTGGTATGAGGTACTTCGCTTAGAACGAAGGTCGTGTCAGTTCGAATCTGACCATGGGTACCAAAAATTTTAAATTGAAAATTTGATATACACGTAGTATAATATAAATATTACGAAGGAATTTTAAAATGTATGTATATCAAATATTAGATAAATTAAATTTGTTTTACGACGATGTAGCTAAGCAAAAACACGGAAATTGTCTAGAGATTACCTATGGGCAATTAATAGAAAGAATTATAGAAAGTAATGGTAAAATACCGGCATTTAAATGCTTTCCAGAAATTGGTGAACAAACTTTTCATAGAGTTATGAAAAGAAACTTTCCAGAAGTTAAATTAAACGGCGGCGAAGAAACTTGGTTTTACTATTTTTTGTCAATTATAGAGTACAAATTATGTGGTAAATGTAATCAAATAAAGCCATACTCTGAATACTATAAAGATGTTAATAATATTTCTGGTATAACTAGTCACTGCAAAATTTGCAGAGCAGCTCAAGCCGAAGGAAGTTATTCCAAATATTATGCCAGTCATCAAAAATCATACACTAAAAATGCTGGCAAAATTAAAGCTAGAAATGCTGTAGCTAAATTTAAAAGAAAACAACGAGCTGTTTCCTGGACAGAAACTGACGAAATTAATCAATTTTATGCAAATTGTCCACAAGGTTATCATGTTGACCATATCATACCTCTAATAGGTAAAACTGTTAGTGGTTTACATGTATTAGCAAATTTACAGTATTTACCTGCAAAAGAAAATTTTATTAAAGGAAACAGGTACGGTTAACGGCGTGGGAGTTCGAGTCTCGCCTGGGGCACCAATAACTATGGAACAACAACAAACACTCTATGCAGTGCGAACAAAAATCTGTAATACTTGTAGTAGCTATAACAAGATTATGGATACCTGTCAGCAAACCGAAAAAATAGTTTCAATCTATAACAAACGAATAACTAATGGTTGCCCACTTAATCGTTGGCCACAATAATAATGCACACATTTGATATACAACAACCACGCGTAGGTTTTGCTTGCAAGATTCAAACCGAGCATGACAAAGCCGATAAAAAATTAAATACAACTACTACAACACTAACATATCTTAACAAGCAAACTAAGGATAAAGCAGCAGAAAAAATCTGGACAATTATACACCACAACTGCGAAACACTGAAGCGACAGGTAGAGTGGGTTGGTAACCTGCCTAGGGATCAGCGTCAGTTTCGCATTAGCAGCGACCTATTTCCAGCTTATACACACGAAGACTGGATGTGGTTTTACTTTCAAAGTGATGTAGTTGCCTACCTAGAAAAACACCTAGGCAAAGTAGGCGATATTGCACGAGGCAAAGACGTACGCCTCAGTTTCCACCCTGGACAATTTTGTGTATTGGCAAGTGAAAATGATGGAATTGTTGATAACAGCATTGTTGAGTTTGAGTATCATACTGACATCGCCCGTTACATGGGCTATGGCCGTAAGTTTCAGGACTTTAAGTGTAATGTTCATATTGGCGGCAAACGCGGGCCAGCTGGAATTATACAAGCGTGTAGTAAACTAAGTCCAGAAGCACGTAATATTATCACAATTGAAAATGCAGAATATACCTGGGGTCTAGAGCATAGTCTAGAACTCGTAGATCACTGTGCCCTAGTCCTAGACATACACCACCACTGGATATACAGCAAAGGAGAATACATTGAGCCTGACGACAAGCGAATTAGACTGGTTAAAGATTCGTGGCGAGGTATTAGACCTGTTGTACACTATTCAGTATCCAGAGAAGATGTGCTTGTCGACCACACAGCAGACGAACTGCCCGACTACAAACTACTTACAAGCATGGGTTTTACGTCAGCTAAATTGCGAGCACATAGTGATTACTACTGGAACCACAGGGTAAATGAGTGGGCTGCTAGCCATAGTAGTTGGGCAGACATTATGTGCGAGAGTAAGCAGAAAAATCTTGCATCACGGGCATTTGTAAAATGGACGCAAAAATCCTAGAAAGAATTTGTTACTATCTTGCCGAGAATATGTTATTACGACAAGATAGATTATACGAATTAGTTGAAAATGACATTGGTTGTACTAAAGAAGAATTTGATTTAGTATTTCAACAAGTAGTACAGGCCTACACTAAGTAGGCCGTATTGTGGTGCTCTTTGCTCGTAGCCGGATGAACCGGAACATTGCAGAGTCTGTTGTTAGCGAAGACCGGAATAGTAGCTAGTAATCGTGTCTGACCCTAAAGTATAGCAAACCGTCATGAAGTTATGTAAGTTTAGGGCACGGGCTTAGCGGCCTAGGTAGTAAACAGAGGGTACCACAATATGGAGGATTGATATGGACAGAATCTATGAACTAGAATTTTACAATACAATGATTAATGCTGTGCAAAAAGCCAAACCTGGCACTGTAAAACGTGGAGATAGTGTTAGTTGGTCGTCAAGCGGTGGTACAGCTCGTGGTAAAATTACTAGAATAATTACCAGTGGTGAAGCAGACATACCTGGTAGTAGCTTTAAAATTACTGGCACACCTGAAGATCCTGGTGCGCTTATACGCGTCTATCAAAAGGATGGTGATGGCTATAAACCTAGCGATACTATTGTTGGACATAAGGTTAAAACACTAACAAAAATAGATCCACTATAATGCCTTGTTATAAATGTAGTAATGGTAAATATAAGTATGGCAAAGCAGGTAATTGCCAGTTTGATACACTAGGTGCTTGCAAAGAAGCTGAGCAAGCTATTCATGCTAGAGAAAATGCAAAAGGAACTGATATGGCTAAAAAACCTTATGATAAAGAACCAATGAAGCCTGAAAAGAAACCAGACAAAAAGAAACCAAAGATGTAAAAACTAGTAGCTAGTCTAGTTAAAACTAGCAACACACACGGAGGTAAATATGCCTAAACAAATATGCTATTGGTGCAAAAAGATATTTCATGCACTAGAGCAAAGTGGACAAGCCAGAGCACGCCGCTACATGAACTATAGGGGTTGGCAATGAACTGGTGGGCAACATTTTGCCAAGCACTATGGGCAACCCAACTAACACGTAGCGGTCAGTGGCGTAAAGCTCAACGTTTAATGAACACACAACACAAGGACAACCTATGAATCCATTTGAAATTCGCGCTCAATTGCTGGACATGAGCAAGCAGTACCTAGACAAGCAGTTTGAAATCAATACAGAATTTGCTCGCAAAGCATTTGACGAAGCACTAAAAAATGGCATTGCCGTACAGCAAAAGTACGAAGAATTTATGCCAAAAATGTATAGCTTTGAAGATGTTATTGAGCAGGCTAAAAAGCTGTATGGTTTCGTTAATAGTAAGTGAGCTTTGGCAGCGAGTACAGGAATATTTCAGCCAGCCTTATTCGCTACAAAAATTTATAGAAGATAACAACCCAAAGTCAATGGCTGACATAGAATACCTAGAGCGTGTTTGGTATCACCATACTGATCCACGCAGCTGGTAAGTGCCGTGCCGATAATAAAAATAAAAAGGGGCTACAATGGCAGATATACATGAATTACGTGAAGAACTACTAGAGGAAGCAATGGAATACTTAGATTGCAAGTTTCGTACTCAAAAGAAATTTGCAATGCTTTACTTTGAGTATAAACTTAAACAAGGTATTCCTATAGACAACTATACAACTTTTATGCCAACAATATATACTCCGCAAGAAGCTATAGACTTAGCTAAAGCTATGGAAACATATGTAGTTGGTGGTAACAGTAAGTAGCTGTTGCGGAGGCCTTAACCTCCGCAACAAAATTTTTACAGTTGATTTATTTTCCTTTAGGGTGTATAATATTATTTTACACAGTAAAGGAAAGCAAATGGCTGTACAGCAACTACTTGACAACCTATACTTAACGCCAGCTCCCTGGCGAAAATGGATGCAAACCCGTGAAGAGATTATCGAAGATTGGAAGGCGGGTAAAGACTTTCGTATTCAATCTGGACCATATTGTAGTATTCGTGATATTGAATATTTACGTAGCAGCTATAATCGCGTATACATTATACACAGTCGTGGCAGTATTGAAGTCTAGTTTGGGGATGTGGTGAAACAGGTAGACACAATTGACTTAAAATCAATCGCTGAAAGGCGTACCGGTTCGACTCCGGTCTTCCCTACCAAGGAAAACTATGAGAACTATTGAAGAAAAAGCAAATAGCATTTTACGAGCACTATTAGGTAGTGATGAGCTAGTAGCACGTTGGTGGGCTAGTCCTAATCGTGCTTTTGATATGGAAACGCCAGACGATTTATGGCATACTAGCAGTGGGCGAACCAAGGTATATAATTACTTATTAGATCAAATGGAAGCTCCACACTAAATAAATATGGTTTATAATAAAAATAATAAGGAAAACCATGAAGGAAAAATTTACACAAGAAATGGAGTGCTGTAGACTAAGCGTTCCACTGTTATTGCGACTGTTTGAGTTTATTAGAGAAGAAAAAACTAGTGATGAAGATCTACACTTTATGGCTGAACGCATAAGCGAAATGGCAGAAGGTGGAGTGCGATTAACAATGAATCACTATGAAAGTATAATTCCTAAACAAAAAATGTTTGAAGCTACTATACAGTAGCTTTTACTGGCATGAGTTACCTGCCAGTAACACATGCCAAATCTCCATTATAATTATAAAAACAAGGAGTTTAAAATGGCAGAAAGTATTACACCAGCTGGTATGATGATGAGTGGCGGCGACGGCCTATTTGGCGGTGGTGGCCTTATTGGTGGTCTTATCCTAGGATCACTACTGCGTAACAACGGTAACCTATTTGGTAGTGATGGTGCTGGAGGTGGTGCAGTTCTGCGCAATCCACCCGAGCAAGATCAAGCCAACATGAGCCTAATGCAAAGTATTGGTCAAGTTGACAAAGCCGTTGCTGTTGGTACAGCCGCTATGGAAGCTAGCCAAGCAGCACAAAGCGCAGCTATTACAGCACAACTTAATAGTGTCACTAGTAGCCTAGCTGCTCGTACAGATAGTGTTAAAGAGGCTGTTAATGCCGGTACAATGGTACTCGCACAACAGTTAAATGGTCTACAGCAGCAAGTAATGGAAAACCGCTATGAACTTAGCAAAGACATTACTAATGATGGCGACAAGACTCGTGCTCTTATCACACAACAGTATGAGGCGACCCTAAACCGTCAACTTACAGACGCTAACGCAGCTATTATTGCTCTGCAAGCTAAGCTAGACACAGGTGCAGCTACCCGTGGCGTTGAAGTTACCACAACCAATAACATCAACCAGATGCAACAACAGCAACAGCAACAAGCACAGTGGGGACAGCTCTACAATGTGCTTTGGGGTCTTGCACAAAACATTCAAAGCACTAATAGTGCCATTAATGTTGGTAGTGGAACACAAACCGCTAACCCAGCAAACACAAACACAAATATTCGATAACCTTTAATATTTGATTGCCTCCATAACCAAAAGTTATGGAGGCGCTTTATTGGAGGTTATATGTATCAGAATCAAATGTTTTTTCCACCGCCATGGTTCTTCAGTGCACCTCCACCAGTATTTGTACCGCAAGGTCAAACTGCAAACGATAATGATGTTATAATTAATACAGGTGGTAGTGGGGAATCAGGGCCGCAGGGACCACAAGGTTCGCAGGGTAATATGGGCTTGCAGGGGCCACAAGGTAATAGTGGTACTCAAGGCGCACAAGGCAGCAGCGGTCAACAAGGGCCGCAGGGTACGCAAGGGCCGCAGGGCCAACAAGGACAAACAATTGTTGGTACACAAGGACCACAAGGTGCGCAAGGTGCGCAAGGCAGTAATGGCTCTAGTACAGCTAGTTGTATACTACCTACTCGTATAATAAAAGAAACTTACTATGTTCAACCAGATGATTGTTACATTGGAGTATTAAACGAAAAAAGCATAGAAATATATTTACCAGAAAATCCGCCTATAGGCAAAATGCTTATAATCAAAGCACAGCAAAAGCAGATTGGAAATAAGAAAATCTATATAGTAACACAAAATGGAGATAAGATTGACGACGGTGATGAGATCGTATTACAATCTCCATATGAATCTATAACATTAATCTTCAACGACAGTTGGCATATAACAGGGCAGGCACAGGTGTAAAATGAGCAGTATAAAAGTATATCCACAAAATTGTAAGCAACATACCCAAGATTTTAACATTATAATGAGTGGGATAGATGATGTAGGAGCATCAGCCCTAGCACTAGCAAGTAATGGTGCTCAAGCTTATACTCAATTTATAGAATCTAGAGAAAACTTTATATTAATGGTTAAAGAAATATCTAGAAATTATAGATATGTAAAAGTTGAGGCCGACGAATAGAGTTTTACTATAGCCACCTTAAATTAAGATGGCTATACTAAAAAGCTATGAGAATAAAATGAAACAGTTCAATATTAACGAAGTAAAAGAGTACATTAGACAAAGTAGTTATGAAAGCAAAATCTACTTGGGTGCAGACAGTGAGCGTACCCGTCATGAAAAAGTTTGGTGGGCTGACTACACAGTTGCCATTGTAGTGCATATTGATGGTAAACACGGTTGTAAGATATTTGGTTATCATGTTCGTGAACGTGATTACGATCAAAAACGCAATAGGCCTAGTATTAGATTGATGACTGAAGTTTATAAAGTTAGTGAAATCTTTTTAGAGCTTAAAGATGTAATTGAGGATCGTCATGTAGAAATACACCTAGATCTTAATCCGCAAGAATGTTTTGCTAGTAATCAAGTAGTGCAACAAGCTATAGGATATATTCGTGGTACTTGTAGCGTTGATGCAATGATTAAACCAGATGCTTTTGCTGCAAGCTATGCAGCTGACAGACTAAAATTTATACTAAACAGATGAAATACGACCGATTTGACCTAGAACAATTAATACTTAAAAACTGGGAAGTAGTTACGGAGATTAAACACTTACGTGAACACATGGAAACTAATCCAACCCAAGATCAGATTGAAAATTATTTACTTGGCCTAGAAACTATTTATGAAGTAAAATTTAATAAATTGTGGGATTGTTTTGAAGAACTTTGCCAACATCAAAAGATCATTACTTAATTTTTATAATCATCAACCATTTACTGTATTAGAAGCCGTTAGCCTAATATTCGTACTAGGCTATACAGGCTATTACATTATTGCTGAATTAGCTCAGTGGTAGAGCAACCGCCTTGTAAGCGGTAGGTCATCAGTTCAAATCCGATATTCAGCACCAAGTTATAGTTGTATGAAGCTAATAGAAAAGTACTGCGGACGCGGGTTCGACTCCCGCCTGGTCCACCAGAAGTATATTGCACTTCACTGATAAGGAAGACTGGTCGGCTGTATTCAACTGGCTAGTGCAGTATACTTCTGATGGGCCAGACATGGTTTCGACGGGGTAAAGAGTATTGTAGCAGACAACTCGGCAATGCAGAAGCTGTAGGGTTAGCACTAGCTAGCCGTAGACGCAAACAAAATAAATGCCAACGATGAGGTATTTGCCTTAGCAGCATAAGCTAGGCTGGGGTTTAGGCGGTTGACCTTATTAGCCAACAACCGCCACACAACACAACCAAAGGATAAATATGGAACTAGAGTTTAAACATGCAGGTATGAGTGTTAGTTTTGAGTGTGATGGAGACGATCACTATGATCACGTTGATCTCCTACACAAGATCGCAGCTCTAGTTGAAGAGCTTGCCAGTCATACAGGCGTTAGTCTTGTAGTAATGAGCGACTATAAAGAATCAGATGAAGATGATAGTGAACAAGACGACAACAACTGGGAAGATTGATAAAATAGAGTTTATTAAATTAACCGACCCTAAACTGCTACTGCGTTGGTACTTGGATAAGTATAACTTTGTTAAAGTAGATTTAGTAAAAATCGCAGATGTAACTCAACGGTAGAGTGTCAGCCTTCCAAGCTGTTCGTTGCAGGTTCGAGTCCTGTCATCTGCTCCACACACCACAAGGACAACTATGAGTGTAACAATTAAAAATTTAGAGAGTGCGCTAGCTGGTGAAAGCATGGCACACATCAAGTACCGATACTTTGCTAAAATATGTCGTGAAGCTGGTATGGAAGACGTTGCCCAACATTTTGAGCACACAGCAGACCAAGAAATCTTACATGCTTGGGGTCATCTTAAACTAATATATGGCGATTTAAATCCAATAACTTGCCTAGAGATGGCTATTGCAGGTGAAACCTACGAGTATACAGAAATGTATCCGCAGTTTGAGGCAATTGCTAGAGCCGAAAGGGATACCATTGCTCTTAACGAGTTTAGAAATCAAATACTAGAAAGCAGCCAACATGCTGAAGAATTTAAGCAACGATTAGCTAAAGCTGAAAAAGTATTTGCTGCACTTAAGCAAGTAGAAGAAAAGCATGCCAATCAATATAAGCAAGTACTAGCAAAGGTGGCATAATGAGTAATGAAATTCACGTTTGTCCAGTATGTGACTATGTTTATGAGAATGATCCTGACCGTACCGTACCCTTTGCAGAACTACCAGAAGATTACTTATGTCCGGCTTGTAGTGTAGAAAAAAGCTGGTTTGAAACACAATACACTTAAGCCCCTTTAGCTCATGCATGGTTAGAGCAGCGGACTCATAATCCGTTGGTGGTGTGTTCGACTCACACAGGGGGCACCAAACACCAAACCCAGCTTAAGCTGGGTTTTTTGTTGTAAAAAAATTATATTGACATGTTGTCCACAGTTTGCTATAATATTTATTCGATATTCAAGGAAAGGACTATGAAACAAGATAAACAATATGTGGTAGCTTTTCAACATCCTCAAGATATGGGCATTGATCTAGAGATCGTCTTTGGTACAGATCCACTAGATGCAATGTTAAACTTCTTAGACTATGATCACGTACCAGAAGGTATTGACAGCGCTATTGACCTACAGGACTGGTTGTGGGACACTGAGGAATCATTAATTAATTGTATTGAGGTGTAAATGGCCAAGGGTAAAACGAGCAGTAAAAGTGACCAGAACTATTGGTCACGCTATAAAAGTAACAAAGTTTGGGAAACAAATCGCAAACGCAAATTAACACGACACATAAAAAAGCATCCAAATGACACAATTGCTGTTAAAGCCACACAAAATATTAAATATAGGCGTGGCACTCCTAAAGATCCGCAGTGGACTCCTGGAAATATCCGTATTGCTAAACTGTTCAAGGAGTTTGCAGGATTTGTTAATCGTGATATGTTCAACAGCAATCATAAGATTCAGCTAGATGCACTAAACACCTATAATAAATCTGCAAAATTTGTCAAGGTCAATCAAACTAGTAGAGTAGACTTCACACTTGGTGCCAGAGCGCACGATAGGTATGGCCGACAAGCATGGATGCGCTAACACTATACCTAGTATTTGCAGTAACTACAGGTATATGTTGTTGGTTGTTCTTTTATGTACCCATAGTCGGTGAAGCTAGACGTCTAGGTATAGACAATACATTTACTCGCAGCCCGATATTAAGCAGTGCTGTTTATATTTGTGTATCTATACTTGTAGCACCTAGCTTGTTTATACCAATCTTTAGTGAGGAAAAAGGTAAACTATTCCGTCAAGCACTAAGAAGCGAGATCTTAAAACAAGAATAAAAAATTTTTATTTGATTTTGTCTACTGAACACTGTATAATATTATTTCTGTTGACGATAAAAGGCTATCAATGAAACTCTTAGAATTTACTTATACTAAACAAGCAGGTGAAGTTAGTAAGCGTGCCGTTATCGAGCTAGTAACGCCTACCAAATTTGTAGAAGGTTGGGACGTAACCAGCTTAGATAACAATGAATTTGCCAATTTTGCCCAAGCTATGGGCGAACTACGTCGTCGTCAACATGACGAAACTATGCAACTGTTACAGGACTTTGATCTCAAGCATAACTACAGGCGTTTCAAGCCTGAAAGTATGAGTGATATTCAAGTAGAATATGTCTAAACCATTTAGAATATGGGATAGTATAACACTTCAACAAAGTGCTGAATTGGCTATACAATTAAAATCTAAAATAGAAGAACTATGTAAGGCCAATCATTGTTTTCCACACGATCTACCGGACAGTCTAATATCTAGTAATGAGTTATACATACTTGTCACTAGCTATGAGGCAGCATATACCAAGCTATTAAACCTAGATTTAGTACAAACTGGTAGATTTCCTACAGATTATCCACAGAACTTACATTAATAAGGAAATAGCTATGGCTATAAACACTAAACTATCAAAAGTTGTACCAGGATTTAGAGTTCAAGTTTATGATCAAGGTTTTTTATTTGAGTGCGACGGTTTTGCTATTACTGAAGGTAATATGGTTACCTACAGAGCAGTTGCAAGCAGCTTAACAGAACTACAAGCCAAAATCAACGAATTTTTAGAAATGCCCAAAATCTAAACTAAATAAACTAATTTATACAAGGACAAATAAATGGCAACTCAATCACAGTGGACAGATGAACTCAAAGCTAAAGTTATTGAAATGTATGAACAGGCAGGTCCAACTCCTGAAAGTTCAACTGAAATCATCAAAGACATCGCAGAGGAAATTGAAATGTCACCGAACGGCGTACGCATGGTGCTCGTACAGGCTGGAGTATATGTTAAAAAAGACTCCAGTGCCGGTTCAGCTAAGACAACTAAAACTGCGTCAAGCGAAGGTAGTAAACGCGTCTCAAAAGAAGATTCAATCGCATCGCTCAGGGCAGCCATTGAAGCTAAGGGAGCTCCTATTGACGACGACATCCTTGGTAAACTTACCGGCAAAGCTGCGGTTTATTTCGCTACTGTATTGAAAGCAGCATAACTTTAGGCGGCCTTGTGCCGCCTTTTACTTCTGGAGAGATAAATGGCTAGAGTGCGTAAAAAGACTGAGCTTGAAGAAGAAAAAATGACGGACAGTAACCTTAGCCGCGTTATTAGATTGTTAGAGCCAGAAGAAGGTAAAAAACCTATTACTAAAAAAGATGCTTGCCAAATGCTTGGCATGACGTATAATACTACTAGGCTTGCTGCAATCATTGAGCAGTTTAAGGAACGTCAGCGTAGAAGCGCTGAACAGCGCGCTAAACTGCGTGGTAAGGCTGTTACCAAAGATGAAAAGATATTTATTATACAAGAATATCTTAGTGGTGCTACTATTGATAGTATTACTAAAAGTACTTATCGCGGAGTAACTATAGTTAAACAGGTACTAGAAGAATATAACGTGCCGCTTCGCATACCAGGTCAAACGTATTTTAATCCACAGCTTGTACCAGATGGAGCTATGCGCGATCGGTTTGAGATTGGCGAAACAGTTTGGAGCACTCGCTACGTTAGTCTAGCTAAAGTGCATAGTGAAAAGCTTGACCCTAAACATGGGCATATTTATCATCTTTGGCTAATGGATGATAAGCAGCGTCAATACTGTTGGCAACCACACTATGAATTGGCCAGCCTACAACAAGTTCGTGAACTTGGAGTGCAAGTATAGTGGACAGTAATATACTCTACGAACGCTTAATCGAAGAAAACTTAGAAAAAGGTTTTCAGGTTAAGCTAGTAGTAAATGATTTTAGAGAAGTTACCTATATACAACTACGCAAGTATTTTCTTAGTTATAGTGGAGAGTGGCATGCTTCCAGAGAAGGCGTTAGTATACCAGCTAGTATAGAAAATATATATAATTTATTAGATGGCTTATTAGACATTTGTAGTAAAGCTGAGGGTGAACAAATTATATTGGCATATTATAAAAAAATTATTGAGAGGGAATAAAAATTCCTCTTGATAAAGATATGTACCTATGTTAAAATATAAGTAAACATAGGAGAGTATAAATATGACAATAGGAATTTACTGTTTATCGTTTAATAATACTGATAAAGTATATATAGGAAAATCAATTACACTAGAAACTAGACTATATGTTCATTTATGGAATATGAGAAGGAATCAATCAGCAAAGAAACTACAAGAAGCCTATAATACATATGGCGAGCCAACTTTTAATATTCTTGTAGAATGTGCGGAACACGAAATATATAAATTAGAAAAATTTTATATTCAGGAGTTTGATTCTTATAATAATGGATTTAATACATCCCCAGGAGGAGAAGCAGGAAATATTTCACCTGGAGAATTAAATGCTAGAGCTACAAGTAGTAATAAGAATTACTTAGAAGCATTAAAATTATTAGTAACAACTAATTTAACTGGCGCGCAAATTGCAGAAATGACTAATTTATCTAAATCTATTATATCACATATTTCATCTGGCGAAGGACATAAATGGATGAAAGAAGCGGCTCCAGAATTGTATAATAAATTAATAGAAAATAAGAAAAATAGACGAATTCGTACAAATAGTACAAAACGACCCTTTAATAAATTAAGAGCACCTGATGGCACAATTTATGATCTTACAGACGTAGGAGTTAATAACTTTTGTGAAAAGTACAATTTAAGCCCCTCTAAGGTATCATTAGTGCTTAATGGACGGGCTGATTCTACTAAAGGTTGGACACCAGTATAAAAAGTAACTTGAAACACAGACCCTAAACTGCTATAATATTATTTATGAATAAATTACATAAACTATTAGACAAAGCAAGTGAGGCCTACTATGCCGGTACGCCCACTATTCCAGATTACATGTTTGATATGCTAGCAGAGGGTTGCGGCTATAACAAGGTTGGTGCAGCAGTACACGGCAACAAAGCCAAGCATACGCATCGCATGTATAGTCTGCAAAAGTTTTATGAAGATGAAGGTAAGGCCGACCCACTAGCAGGCCTAGACGTTACTACCAGCATTAAACTAGACGGTGCAGCTATTAGCCTATTATACGTAGACGGCGTACTAGTACAAGCGCTTACTCGTGGTGACGGCATTGAAGGTCAAGTTATCACAGATAAAATGTATGAGCACGGTAGCCTAGTACCACTAAGAATTAATCTTGGTAATGTAACGGTGCAAATCACTGGCGAGATTGTAGCCCCACTGCACGTAGAAAATAGTCGTAACTATGCAGCAGGCAGCTTAAATCTCAAAGACTTGCAGGAGTTCAAAACCAGAGCAATTGAGTTCTTTGCCTATCAAATAACACCAAACCTAGACCCAACCTGGTCTGGTGATATGCGTGTGCTTAAACAACTAGGATTTAACACTGTACTAGAACCTGAACTTGCCAAGATTTATCCTAGTGATGGCATTGTTGTTAGACTAAATAATAATCATCAGTTTGAACAATTAGGCTATACTAGCAAGCATCCCCGTGGTGCATATGCACGCAAAGAACGTGCCGCCCATGTAGAAACTAAATTACTTGGCGTAGAATGGAATGTAGGCAAAACCGGCAAAGTAACACCAACAGCTATTCTAGAGCCAGTTAAAATTGGCGATGCTCTAGTAAGCCGAGCCACACTCAACAATCCTGGGTTTATCGAAGCACTAGACCTACAGATTGGCGATACAGTGGCAGTTGTAAGAAGCGGAGAAATAATACCTTGCATACTACACAAGGTTGATGCCTAAATTTCTGCTGCCAAGGCAACAAAAATTTTAGCTTGTAACGCACTACTCAATACTGTATAATAATATCTTAGGTTAATTAATACACATGAAGATTGAAATACCCACACATTGTCCCTGTTGCAACTACAAACTAGAACTGGTTAACGATCAGTTGTTTTGTCGCAACCAGGCTTGTGATGCTCAACTTAGTAAGCGTGTAGAACACTTTTGCAAAACTATGAACATCAAGGGTATGGGCGCAAAAACTATTGAAAAACTAGGATTAGCAGATATTACAGAGTTATACTACTTAGAATTAGATGAAGTCAGTGACTTACTAGGTAGTATAAAAGTAGCAGAAAAACTCTTAGCAGAAATAGATAAAAGTCGCAGCGCTCCACTCAATCAAGTACTAGCAAGTTTTAGTATTCCACTAGTAGGTAATACGGCTAGCGCTAAGATTAGCGGTGTAGTTAGTCATATAGACGAAATTAACTTAGAAACTTGCAAACAAGCCGGACTAGGTGATAAAGTAACACAAAATCTCCTAGGCTGGTTAGAACTGGATTTCAAAGAAATTAGAGAGTTTTTACCCTTTACATTTCGCAGTGAAACACCTGTGGCAAATACCACTGGACCGGTGGTGTGTGTTACAGGTAAATTATCTTCTTATAAAACCAAAGCCGAAGCCTACAAGCAATTAACAGAACACGGATTTCGTATAAGCGAATCAGTAACAAAAACTACGGATTATTTAGTTGACGAAGAAGATAAAAGTAGTACAAAACGTAAAAAAGCCGACACTCTCGGCATTAAAATTATCACAAACTTAAATACTTTTTTAAGAGAACAAATCAATGACTGAAAAAGCCAAAAAATGGTCTGACGCTACTGTTGACCAACTTATGAAACTTGTTGGTAGCCAGCGTCCTGTTAGTGCTGCTACTGTTGAAAGTGCTGCTAATGCTCTTGGCGGGGACTTTACAGCACGTAGTGTTGCTAGCAAATTGCGTCAACTTGAAGTAGAAGTTGCTAGCATGGCCAAAGAAAAGACTAGTGCATTTACTGAAGATGAAGGTGCTGAGCTTGCAGAGTTTGTAGTTAGCAATACAGGCGAGCTTACCTACAAGCAAATTGCCGAACAATTTATGGACGGCAAGTTTACCGCAAAACAAATTCAAGGCAAATTACTAGCACTTGAGCTTACAGGCAGTGTTAAACCTGCTGAAAAAGTTGAAGTAGCTCGTAGCTATACCGACGCCGAAGAAGCAAAATTTATTGCTATGGCTGAAAAAGGTGCATTTATCGAGGACATTGCCGCAGCCCTTAACAAAACTGTAGCAAGTGTTCGCGGCAAAGCTCTTAGCCTTACTCGCAAGGGTCAAATTGCTAAGATTCCTGCTCAAAAGAACAGCTATGCCAAAGAGAATTTAGACCCAGTTAATCAGCTTGGGGCAAAAATTCATAGTATGACTGTTGCAGAAATTGCTGCCGCTATTGATAAAACAGAGCGCGGTCTTAAAACTCTACTTACACGTCGTGGAATCAAAGTTGCTGACTATGACGGGGCTAGTAAAAAGGATAAAGCAGAAGCAAAACGCGCTGCCTAATTAAGCAATAAAACCCAGGCCGGGAGAGGTAAAATGCTCCCGGCCTTTTCTACTTTTAGGTCAAGTATGAAAGTTACAATTACCTATCACGATAATCAAAGTTTTACTGTAGAAGAAGTAGTAAAGTTGGCTACAGATAATTATGGAAAAACTGCTCAAGTTGAGGTAATGCCTGAGTCAACAATGGCCTATGACCATATTTACTTTGGCCTACAGCAACTAATAACACATGAACAACTTAGTCTCCTATTTGAACGAGACGCAAGCTATCAGCAAGATATTAAAAAATTACGACAAGAAGTACTTTATAAAGTAACGGAAATTATAGATCAAGTAATTATAGACAATGAATCGAAAGTAGGTTAATATGACTTCTGGTATATATGCGTTAGTATTTACTAATTGTGACCTAATATATATAGGCCAATCTATTAATATTGAAAAAAGATTCAAAGAACATATATATTCGTTTAATAGAGGCGACGCTAATAAAAAATTATTAGAAGCATATAAAACATACAATACGCCAGAATTATTTATTTTGGAAGAAACCTGCCAAGATTTAGATTCTTTAGAGCTGCATTATATATCAAAATTTGATACTGTAAAAAATGGCTTAAATGAATGGGCCGGGCCAATAAAAGTATTACGTGGGCAGGCACATCCAAATAGTAAATATACGAACAAACAAATAGAAGATATAATTATACTACTTTCGTCAGATGAAATATTGTCTTTCAAAGAAATAGCTAAGATAGTAAATGTGCCTATTTCTACAGTACAAAATGTATCCTCGGGAAAAGTTGGCTCACATTTAAAAAATTCTTTTCCTAAAGAATATACTATTTTAGAAAATAGACGGAATAATAGAATTTCGGAGGCTAGTTCCGCTAGAGGACGAGGTATATCTTACCCTATAATATTATCACCTAATGGCGAAGAATATAACATAGAAAATATCACTAAATTTGCAGAAAAATGGGGACTAAATAGGAGTCACCTATGCGGAGTATTAAATGGTGTTAGAAAATCGCACAAAGGGTGGAGGCTTAAATAAGGGAGATATACTATAGACACCTCTGCCGTCGTACTAAATAAACTACTAGCAGAGCAAAACCTAGAATTATGGGCACGGCTCAAACTAGTATTTTTAGACCCTGCGTATAGCTCTCTTTACAGTGCAATCAATAAGCATTACGAAAAGTACCATCAAGTACCAAGTTTTGATGATCTAGCATTAACTATAAGGGAGGGTCCAGCGTCTAAAACGTTAGCAACTCTCCGCTTAACTGAGGTTCCTGACGTTAGTGCAGAAATAGCATTAGATGCATTAATAGATCAATATACACAAAACGAAACAGTAAAATTACTAGATAAATTTGTAGATAAATTACCATTATACGACACAAATGAAATAAAAGAGAACTTGTCTACTATAGCAATGACTATAGAAGAAAAGACACATACCAGTGAAAAAGTGTTTACTATGGCTGATATGATGTTATTTAGGCATCCCGATGATTTGGAGAAAGAACGTGTTTATTTGGGACTTAATAATACTTTTGATGCTGTACTTGGCGGTGTGGCTAGACAAGAACTCATACTCATCGGCGGTAAACGAGGCAGCGGCAAAAGTATTACTAGTAGTAATATTTTTATTAATCAGTATGAGAATGGGAATAGTTCTATATATTTCTCAATTGAGATGACCGCTTACGAGGTTATGGAACGAAATCTTAGTATACTAGCAAATGTAGATTTACAGCGATTAAAGCAAAATAAACTAACTGATGATGAAGTATTAAAAGTAGTAAAAGCTAGAGCAGGCATGTTTCAAGAAGCAGATCAAACTGTGTTAGACTTTTTACGTCATCGCGACAGATTCAAGTTTGAGGAACAACTAGTACGTAATCACCAATTAAAATCAGATAATCAAATGATTATTGTTGATGACCGAGATTTAACTATTAGTAGCATAGATTTACATATTGGCAAGGCTAAAGCTAAATTTGGTGATAAATTGCAAGTTGTAGTAGTAGACTACTTAAATCAAATTGTAATTGAAGGCGCTGATATGTACGACTGGAAGCCTCAGATTGAAGTATCGAAAAAACTAAAAAATCTAGCTAGAAAGTATGAAATTGTGCTAGTAAGTCCATATCAAATTGATGCAACTGGCGAAGCAAGATTTGCCAAAGGCATCTTAGATGCCGCAGATATTGCACTAGTAATGGAGGCACATGATAAAAGTAGTAATGCAATTAGTTTTGAAACTACTAAAATTCGTGGCGGAAAAGAGATGAAGTTTACCAGCCCAATAGATTGGGAAACTCTTAGAATTAGTCCGCAAAGTATAGATAAACCACAAGAAAAAGAAACTATTAAAAAAGCCGGAAAGAAAAATCTTAAACAAGACGACACAGCAGCAGACTTACCCTGGGACACCTAAATATGAGCGATCCAATTCTAGAACTACTGCAAAAGAACGGCCTAGGCTATAGTGTAAGTGGCCGTGATTACTTAATTAAATGTTTAAATCCAGAGCATGAAGATAATAATCCTAGTTTTAGAATCGATCGTGTTAGTGGTGCTGCCCATTGTTTTAGTTGTGGGTTTAAAACTAACATCTTTAAATATTTTGGGGTCTTTACTAATCCTGTGCCACTTAGGATTGCTAATCTCAAGAAGAAATTACAAGAACTCAGTACAACACAAGAATTAGCTATTCCACTAGGGCACACTCCTTGGACTAAACCATTTCGTGGAATCAGTTCTAGTACACTAAAACATTTTAGCGCATTTTATACCAATCAAGTAGAAAAACTACAAGATCGTATAGTGTTTCCTATACGAGATGTAACTAATCAAATAAAAGTATTTGTTGGCAGACATACACTAAGTAACGTAAATCCTAGATATATAAATTATCCTAGCGGAGTGCAACTGCCACTATTTCCTAGTTATTTAGAATCACCTAGTCGTAGTATTGTGTTAGTAGAGGGCGTATTTGACATGCTTAATCTTTACGACAAAGGAATTAAAAATGCAATCTGTTGTTTTGGCACAAATACATTGCAAAATACTGCAAAACAAAAACTCTTGCCATTTAAAGCACAAGGTGTTACAAATATATACATCTTATTTGACGGCGATGAAGCAGGCGAAAAAGCAGCAAAACAGCTAAAACCTGTACTAGAAGAAGATGATTTTATAGTAGAAATAATGAAACTGCCAGACGGTGTTGATCCTGGTGAATTAGACCAACAAGACGTACAAAGTATAAAAGAGTATATTCAATGAAAATTGCTGTAATTGATAAAGCCCCTAATAGAACCAGATATAAAGATTATTTTCAGTTTGACTTTGAGCATTTTCACATGAGTTCAAAGCCAATTACTAAATTGCTGAAAAAAGACGTTGATCTTGATATAGATACTGATCTCTATGACCTAGTGATCTTGGTAGGCGCAGAAGCGGCTAAAGAATATGCCAAAATTACTAGCGTTACTAATTATGCTGGTCAATTGGTAAACGAAAAGTTTATACCTATTAGCAATCCTGCAATGCTGGCATTTAAGCCAGAGGGAAAGCCAGACTTTGAGCGTGCTCTAGATAAAATACATAAACATATTAATGGTGAAGTTAAGGGCGTTAAGCAAGGCGATTTTGCTGGTATTGATGATGAAGAACAGGCACGTGAGTTTTTTCAAGAAGTATTAGAAAATGCACAAGGTGTAGTAGCTATAGACACAGAAACTACTGGCTTATACCCGCGTGACGGTTATGTGCTAGGCATTAGCATGAGTTACAAACCAAATCACGGCAGATATATTAGTTGTGATTGTATTGGTGAGAGTACATTTGAATTACTAAAAGAAATTTGCAGCCGTTTTACAATCATATTTCATAATATGAAATTTGACTATAAAATGCTGAAATATCATCTAGATCTAGACTTTGACCGTACACGAGTACATGACACAATGGTTATGCACTACGTCCTAGACGAAACTGATGGTCATGGTCTAAAAGATTTAGCACTAAAATATACCGATTATGGTGACTATGACGCTAAACTGGATGAATTTAAGAAAGAGTATTGTCGTCAACATGGTATGCTCAACGAGAACTTTACCTACGACCTAATTCCCTTTGATATTATCAGCGAATATGCTAGTATAGATACGGCTGTTACACTAGAACTATTCAACAAGTTCTGGCCAATCGTTCAAAAGAACGACAACTTACGCAAAGTATACACAGAAATACTAATTCCAGGTACTCTATTTTTAATGGACATGGAAGAAGTAGGCATACCTATTAGTCGTGAGCGTATGCAGCTTGCTGATACTTATCTAACTACCAAGATTGAAGAAGCTAAACAGCATATTTATACTTTTGACGAAGTTAAGTTGTTTGAGAGTAATGAACAGAAAATGTTCAATCCTAATAGTGTTATGCAGCTGCGTAGTATACTATTTGACTATGTAGGCTTAACGCCAACTGGCAAGAAAACTAGTACAGGTGCTATTAGCACAGATGCAGAAGTCCTAGAGCAATTAAGTGAAGAACATGAGCTTCCTAAAGCGATCCTACAAGTACGTAAACTATCCAAAATCCAAAACACATATATACATAAAATACTTCCTGAGCTTGATAGGGATGATAGGATTCGTACTAATTTTAATCTTATCTTTACCACTAGTGGCCGTCTTAGTAGTAGTGGAAAGTTTAATGCGCAACAAATACCGCGTGATGACCCTATTATCAAAGGTTGCATCAAAGCTCCGCAGGGCTATAAAATAGTTTCGCAAGACTTAAGAACTGCTGAAATGTACTATGCTGCCGTACTGTCGGGAGACAAGAATCTACAAAAAGTATTTACCGATGGCGGTGACTTTCACAGCAGTATCGCTAAAATGGTGTTTGATTTACCTTGCGATGTTGACCAGGTAAAGAAAATTTATCCAGATATGCGTCAAAGTGCTAAGGCTATTAGCTTTGGTATATTATACGGATCGGGTGCTGATAAAGTTAGCGTAACAGTTACTAAAGCAACAGGCCAACACTATCCTGTAGACCGTGCCCGTGATGATATTAAGCAGTACTTTACAACTTTCAAAAAACTTAAACAGTGGTTAGACACGCGCAAGGAATTTATTCAACAAAATGGATATACTTACTCGTTTTTTGGCCGAAAAAGACGGCTTCCTAACGTATTCAGCAGTGACAAAGGAATCGCAGCCCACGAAGTACGAAGTGGAATTAATTCAGAAATCCAATCGCTGGCAAGTGACGTTAACTTACTCGGAGCTATTGGAACTGCTAGAGAAATTGAGCAGTGCGGACTTGACGCAAGAATCTTCATGCTTGTCCATGACTCAATCGTGGCACTTGTTAAGACCGAGCATGTAGAACAATATTGTGAAATATTACAAAAGAATACGCAGTACAACTGGGGCTGCAACATTAGCGGATTCCCTATTGGTGTAGATCAAGACATTGGAGATGACTATAGCTTTGGACACTTTGAGGAAACCTATAGAGTTGACGGCAATAGTCTGGCCCGTATTTAGACTAGGAGAACGTGAGCCACAGCAGTTGGGTGGCCTAGTATTTTACCGCAAAGAATATGTAGATCAAGATACCGTTGTTTATAGTAACAACTATCGCGTAATAGATGATAAAAACATAGATAAACCTACGCTTGGTCTACGTAGACTACAAATAGGTGATAGCTTATACCCTATAGGCACGGCTATCTACTTTTTACAAGATGTAATAAAATTAGCAAAAAGTACTACGTGGTTTATAGACAGCCACGGACAATTATTTCAACATAAAAAAACCAGGCGCGCCAAGCTGGCTACACATAGGCTAAAACAAGTTTTCCCTGCGCAGGGCATTGGGTGTATTTTAGAGGTTGAGGGTCTAGCTGAGCGATTTAAGAGTCTACAAGTACCACAAGATACCGAACTGTATGCCGGAATACTTAGCTATAGTGGTAAAAATTTATTATATGGATATTATAGTGAGCCAATTAAACCAACCTGGAGGCTAGTGTGAAAGCTATTATTAGCAATAGAATTTACATGGATAATCCAGGTACAGCAGCTAGTAAATTTATTATGAATACGCTTACCTATAAAATTCATAAAAATACTGGATCGAAAAAGTTTGTTAGTGTAGAAACTATTAAAAATTATAAAAGCTATAGTGCAGGTATACTTAGTGTGCCTCAGGGTCGTACAGATCTAATTCCTGAAGGATATGCTATAGTAGACAAACGCATAGTTAATCCAGTGCCTTTTCCAGCAGCTAAATATGATCTAAGACCAGATCAACAAGAAATATACGATCAGGTTACAGATACATGTTTTATCAATGCTCTAGTAGGATGGGGTAAAACCTTTACAGCCCTACACATTGCTCGTAAATGGGGTCAAAAAACACTAGTAATTACACATACTACTGCACTACGAGATCAATGGTACGAAGAAATAGGTGCACTGTTTGGTATTAGCCCTGGTGTAATAGGCAGCGGCAGCTTTGACATAGAAGATCACTTTATTGTAGTTGGCAATGTACAAAGCATAGTTAAAAACTTAGATAAAATTAACAAAGAGTTTGGGACTATAATCCTAGATGAAGCACATCACTGTCCAGCTACAACATTTAGCCAAACTATAGATAGTTTTCATGCTAGATATAGATTGGCACTTAGTGGTACAATGCAACGAAAAGATGGCAAACATGTATTATTTCAGGATTATTTTGGTACAACCATATTTAAACCTGAACAAGCTAATACTATTAATCCAGTAGTACATCTAGTAAAAAGTAACATTGCGCTAAAGCACAATGTACCTTGGGTAGAAAAAATCAATGAACTAACGCAAAGCGAATATTATAGACGATATATTAGTGCGCTTGCTACATATCATATACAACATGGTCATAGTGTACTTGTTGTAGCAGATCGTGTTGAATTTTTGGAGAAAGTAAAAGAATATGTTGGAGAAACGTGTTTGTTGGTTACTGGCGACACCAGCTTTGAAGAACGGCAATATGCAAAAGAACAAATCCTCAGCAAAGCAAAAATGTGCATTGCTGGTAGCCGTCAAATCTTCAGTGAAGGAATCTCAATCAACATACTTAGCTGCGTTATCCTAGCAGTACCAATGAGTAATGATAGTTTACTAGAACAGATTGTAGGCCGTATTATGCGACCACATCCAGGTAAGTTAGACCCTATAGTAGTAGACATTCAATTTAGTGGATGGGCTGATAAAAAGCAAAATACTGATAGGCTAGGCCTTTACATGAAAAAAGGCTGGGAAACTATATCGGTATAGAAATTTTAACTTGTAGTAGTTAGTGTATTGTGTTATAATATATTATGAATCAAAGAAAAAGTTTTCGTTTCAGCCTTGATAAATTGCTAAAATTAGCAAAAGGTGATGCAATAAAATTAGTTGAAATACTTGAAGCATATTACAAAGGATTTCAACATAACTTATCTGGTAGTAGTTATTTAACTAGTCCAGGACAACTATTCTTTGATCGTAACACAGATATACTATTTAAATCGCAGTATATACAACTAGCGGCACGTAGAAGTTATCAGCAATACATAGATTTAGGTTACAAACACTTAGACTTATCTTATTATCCAGACCTAAAAATAGACGCAATAAAATACAATCCGCTACTAACAATTGACAACAATAAATTATATTTCAAATACGAGGAATAAATGGCACTTAGCTTTAAACAAACAAAAGGTAAAGCAGCTACAAACAAAGTAGAAACTTACGAATATAAAGACGGTGAAAATACCGTTAGACTAGTTGGCGGAGTTTTGCCACGTTATATTTACTGGACTAAAGGCACTAATAACAAGGATATTCCTATCGAGTGCTTGGCCTTTAGCCGTGACAAAGAGAAGTTTGACAATCTAGAAAAAGATCATGTGCCCGATTATTTTCCAGATTTGAAATGCAGCTGGAGCTACTCAATTAATTGTATCGATCCTAAAGATGGTCGTGTTAAGGCACTAAATCTTAAAAAGAAATTGTTTGAACAAATTCTTACAGCAGCAGAAGATTTAGGTGATCCTACAGACTATGATACAGGTTGGGACGTAGTATTTAAGCGTAATAAAACTGGCCCACTTGCATTTAATGTTGAATATACACTACAAGTATTACGTTGCAAGCCTCGTGCCCTTAGTGACAGCGAAAGAGCAGCAGCTGATAGTGCACAAAACATTGATGAAAAGTTTCCAAGACCTACAGCAGATGAAGTCAAAGCTCTTCTAGAAAAGATTACCACTGCTCAGGATGATGACGGTGGTGATGCATCAGAGCAAGAAGCTATCAAAGAGTTAGGTTAACATGTGGCCCAGTAATTTCGGTTACTGGGCCATTCTATTTGGAACTACAATGAAAGTACTATTTACAGCAGATATACATATAAAATTAGGACAGAAAAATGTGCCACAAGATTGGGCTAGAAATAGGTACAATTTATTGTGGCAACAACTAGCAGTGCAACAAATTAAAGCCGACCTATTTGTTATAGGCGGCGATGTATTTGATAAATTGCCTAGTATGGAAGAACTGGAAATTTACTTTGACTTAATCAATCATTGTAATATTAATACAATTATTTATAGCGGTAACCATGAAGCCGTTAAAAAGTCTACAACTTTTATGACTAATTTGGCTAAAGCTACTAATAAAATGAACAGAAAAGTTATTGTAGTAGACGATTACTATAGTGACTACGGTATTGAATTTGTTCCCTACAATAAACTAAAAGACTTTGAACAGGCTAATCCGTGGCCAGAAGGTGGACAAATATTATGTACACATGTTCGTGGAGCTATTCCACCACATGTAACCCCCGAAGTAGATTTAAATATTTTTAGCGGCTGGGATGTTGTCCTAGCCGGAGACTTACACAGTTATGAAAATTGTCAGCTCAATATTCTCTATCCCGGTAGTCCTGTTACTACTAGCTTTCATCGTCAACTTGTTGACACAGGTGTTATCTTACTAGATACAGATACACTAAAACATCAGTGGCTAAAACTAGAGCTGCCTCAGCTTATAAGAAAAACAGTTAGCGCTAGTGACCCTAAACCGCCAACACCGTATCATCATACAATTTATCAAGTTGAGGGTGATTTACAGGAGTTGGGGGAATTAGAGGACAGCGAACTAATTGATCGTAAGGTAATTAAACGTACCAGCGATGTACAACTTATGTTAGACAATAATATGAGTTTGCTAGAAGAAGTAAGAGAATACTTGCGCTATATACTTGCCCTGCCTGAAGAAGTTGTAGAGCGTGCTGCAGTTGAGGTGCAAAATCAGTTGGATAAAATAGAACATGACTGAGTTTTATCATCCTAATATGATTTATGTAGCTAAAATAATTGCTGAACGACACTGCGGTAAGCAAGAATGTTGGCCTGACTACTATGATGAAGCCACTAATATTATATTGCTTGTAGAACAATTGGGCTTTTTAAATAAAAAGAAATTCTGGAAAAATGATAACAATCAAAGAACTACGTTGGAGTAATTGTTTTAGTTATGGAGCTAACAATGTTATCAACTTTGTAAAAGCTCCATTAACGCAATTAGTTGGAAAAAATGGGCACGGTAAAAGCAGTATTGCCCTAATACTAGAAGAAGTGCTGTTTAATAAAAACAGTAAGGGTATTAAAAAGTCCGACATACTTAACAGATATATCAAAGAAAAAACTTATAGTATTGAGCTTGACCTAGAACGGGATGGAAACGAGTATACTATTCGCTGTACTCGTGGCACGCAACAAACAGTTAAATTATTAAAAAATGGTCAAGATATTAGTGCACACACTGCTACACAAACCTATAAAATTGTAGAAGATATTATAGGCATTGATCATAAAAGTTTTGCACAAATTGTTTACCAATCAAATGCTAGCAGCTTAGAGTTTTTAACTAGTGCTGATACGGCTCGCAAAAAGTTTTTAATTGAAATATTAAACTTAACTAAATATACTAAAGCCAGTGAAGTATTTAAAGATATTTCTCTAGAGCTAGGCAAAGAAATTAGTGAGTGTCAAGCCAAAATTACTACTATTAATAATTGGTTAAACAAGTATGAAAACAGTGATTTAACTACTAAAAGTTTTCAACTAGTAGATACCGTAGACGATAAATTGCCCAGGCAAGTAACAGAGCTAGAATTAGAAATTGCTAATCTAGATAAAACAAATCGCAAGATTATACAAAATAATACCTATAAGCAGCAACTAGCTAATATAGATTTAGCTATTCCTGGGCCGGCTAAAGTAAGTTTACAGCGTATTAAAGAATTGCAACAAGCTCAGGCTGAGCACATGAAAACTGTGCGTGATGGTGAAGCGTTTATTAAAAAGTTAAATAGCTTACACGGTGTTTGTCCAACTTGTTTTAGTAACATTGATGAAAATAAAGTTGCAGAACTAGTCAATGAAAAAACTAGTGAAGTAGAAAGTGCTAGAGCTAGTGCAGCCAATGCACTAATAATTAGCAATGAACTAGAACAGCAGGACAAAGCCTATCAACACTCTGTTAAACAACAAACAGAGTGGGAAAAATTACACTTATTAATAGACAATACTCTGCCGGAAAAGACTGTATTAAAAGACGAGCTACAAACAAAGTATAACCTATTAGCTAAAACGCTGCAAGAAACGCAACAGCGAATTAAGCAAGCTGAAGAACATAATTTAAAAGTTCAACAGCATAATAGCCGTGTAGACACTATTAAGCAACAGCTTAAAGAAATGTCAGAAGAGCTAGAAGAGCACAGCTACCAGCTAAATATTATGAATGAGCGAATGAGTATACTACAAGTACTCACCAAGACTTTTTCAACTACTGGACTAGTAGCATATAAGATAGAGTGTTTAGTAAAAGACCTAGAAGATATAACTAATCGCTATTTAGTTGATCTTAGTGATGGCAGATTTCAAATTAGCTTTAAGGTAAATAGTAGTGATAAACTAAATGTTATTGTTACAGATAATGGTAAAGACATAGACATAAATGCACTTAGTGGTGGCGAAAAAGCCAGGGTAAATGTAGCAACATTACTAGCAATTAGAAAACTAATGCAAACACTCAGTAGCAGCCGTATCAACCTACTTATCTTAGATGAAACCGTAGAAGCGCTAGATGTGGACGGTAAAGAAAAACTAGTAGAAGTATTATTAGGTGAAGAACACCTAAATACGTTTTTAGTTAGTCACGGCTTCAGCCACCCATTGTTAGAGAAGATTAATGTTGTCAAGCGTAATAACCTATCTCGTATTGAAGGATAATATGAGCAAAAAGCATTATGAAAAGATTATGAGTCGTCGTGGTAAACGCGTAGAAAAAGTAGTAGAACTACTAGAGCAACAAGCACTAGATGATATTGAACCAAAAACACTTTATACAGATAGTAGTGGTAATATAGACTGGACTAGGCTAGCTAAACATGTTCGTGAGGCCACTAGTGGTAGATAGTCGTCAAAAGGGTGCACGCACAGAAACACTAGCACGTGACATGTTGCGTAAGCATACCGGCTTAAATTGGGAAAGAGTACCTGGGTCAGGTGCTCTTGACCCTAAACATCAGCTTAAAGGTGATCTTTACGTGCCAGGGCATACAAATAGGTTTTGTGTTGAGGTAAAAGGCTATGCTGACGATCATATTAACAGCGGGTTATTAACTCATAAAACTCCACAGTTAATCGAGTGGTGGCAGCAAACGCAGCGTCAAGCCCTACAAGTAGATAAACTACCACTACTTATATTTAAGCATGACCGCAGCAAATTGTTTGTGGCTACCGTAGTATTTGACGATGATGCATTATTGGAGAAACGCTGGCTAATGTATAATGCAGAAGACTATGAGTTTTATATTTTCCTATTAGAAGATTGGCTTAACATAAGCACACTTAAATTTATATCTTGATTTTATTTATCAACAGTGATATAATAATAGATTACACTCTAAAAAATGATATGAAACCTTTCAAACAATTTGAAACAACTGAAAACACATTGATGATAGTCGATGCACTTAATCTTGCGTTTCGTTATAAACATAATAACGCTAGAGATTTTGCCGAGGACTACTTACGCACTGTTGAAAGCCTAAAAAAGAGCTATAAAGCCAAGTGGGTTATTATTGCCGCAGATCAAGGATCTAGCAGCTACAGAAAAAATATTTATCCACTGTACAAACAAAATCGCAAAGATAAGTATGATAGTCAAACTGAGGCCGAACGCCTAGAGTTTGAATTGTTTTTTGAAGATTTTACTAGTACACTTGAACTATTAACTGAACACTATCCAGTATTAAGATTTCAAGGTGTTGAAGCAGATGACATTGCTGCTTATATTGTCAGCAAAAAACGTAGATTAGCACTTGATGAAATTTGGTTAATGAGCAGTGATAAAGATTGGGATTTACTAATTAAACCAGGAGTTAACAGATTTAGTTATGTTACAAGAAAAGAAACTACTTGGGAAACTTGGAGCGATCAGTACCCATTTGAACCCGAACAATATATTTCTGTTAAGTGTCTTATGGGCGATAGTGGCGATAATGTCCCTGGTATTGCTGGCGTTGGACCTAAACGTGCTCAGCAGCTTGTTGAAGAGTATGGTACTACCTGGGATATTATTAACAGTATTCCTCTACAAGGTCGCTATAAATATATCCAAGCAATCAATGAAAACAGAGAACAACTAGAACTCAACTACCAACTTATGGATCTTGTTACCTATTGTAAGGATGCAATAGGTACTGAGAATTGTAAACAAATTGACGAAATCTTAGAGTTAGCTATAAAATGAAACAAACTACAGAATTTTTTAATATTAATAAAAACTACGATCATAACCGTGATGCAGTAATTACACAAGTTGTAGAGTGCAGAGTAGACAATGCTGCCTACTTGCCCAAACGTGCTAATGCTACAGATGCAGGAGCAGACTTACGCAGCACCGAAAAGTGTGAAATTTATCCTGGAGAAACAAAACTCTTAGATACTGGTGTAGCGGTCAAAATTCCACAGGGCTACGGCGGGTTCATCTTTAATAGATCGGGACAAGGCCTCAAGGGAATTATTCTGCTTAATGGCGTAGGCGTTATTGACAGTGATTATCGTGGAAATATAAAAATCGCACTAAAAAATATTAGTGAAAACAGATACCAAATAGAAGTTGGCGAGAGAATTGCACAATTGGTTATTATGCCAATTATTTTATGCGATTTTGTCGACAGCTGGAATGATACAGAACGCGGTACTGGAGGATTTGGCAGTACCGGAAAATAGGAGATATTATGCAGGTAAGCACACGCGCACAGGTAATTACTCGTCGAACCTATAACAGGCCCACTAGCGACGACGGTAAACAATTTGAAACATGGGCACAAACAATCAGACGAGTACGTGATCATCAACACTGGCTGTGGGAGCGCAGCGTAGGTCGTCAGCTATACTTTAATGAAGTAGCCGAACTAGAACAGCTAGAAGAACTAATGCTAGCTAGAAAAGTATTAATGAGTGGGCGCACATTATGGCTAGGTGGTACAGCTGTAGCACAAACTCGTGAAGCATCGCAGTTTAATTGTAGCTTTACACAGGTAGAAACAGTATATGATGTAGTTGACGTATTATGGTTGTTGCTACAAGGTTGTGGTGTAGGGTTCAAACCCATTGTAGGTACACTTAATGGATTCTCAAAGCCAATCAAAAATATTCAAGTTGTTAAAAGCCAACGAACAGCTAAGGGCGGACTTGAACACAATGTTGAAACCTGGGATAACAACACAAAAACTTGGACAATACAAGTTGGAGACAGTGCAGAAGCCTGGGCTAAATCTATCGGCAAGCTCCTTGCTGGCAAATGGCCTGCTGATACTCTTGTGCTTGATTTTAGTCAGCTCAGACCTGCTGGGGAAAGGTTAAAAGGATATGGATGGATTAGCAGTGGTGACAGTGCTATCTCAAAAGCTTATGTTGCAATTGCCAACATACTTAATGGTAGGGCTGATAGCCTTCTCACTAGGATGGATATTCTGGATATTGTTAACCATCTCGGAACGATCTTGTCCAGTCGTAGATCGGCTGAAATTGCTCTTTTCGACTATGGTCAACCGGAGTGGGAAGAATTTGCAATAGCTAAAAAAGATTTTTGGTTGTATGGTCGTGAGCATCGTCAGCAGTCAAATAATAGTCTTGTATTCAAAGAAAAGCCTACTAGAAGTGAATTAAAGCATATATTTAATCTTATGCAGGAGGCTGGCGGTAGTGAGCCAGGATTTATCAATGAACAAGAAGCTCTTAGACGTGCTCCGTGGTTTAAAGGAGCGAATCCCTGTGTCGAAATCTTATTGGGAAACAAAAGCTTCTGTAACCTTACAGAAACGGACATCTCCAAGTTTAAAGGTGATACTGCCGGATTACATGATGCGATCAGACTCGCTGCCAGGGCAAATTATCGTCAGACCTGTGTTAATCTTAAAGACGGGATCTTACAAGAAGCGTGGCACCTTAACAACTATTTCCTACGTCTCTGCGGGGTTGGTTTAACAGGTATTGCAATGCGTCCAGATATGAATAGCTATGACTATGAATATCTTAAACGCACGGCAACTAGTGCAGCTATTAGCATGGCGGATGAATTAGGCCTACCACGTCCTAAAAATGTTACCTGCGTTAAGCCGTCTGGAACATTATCAAAGATCATGGACTGTACAGAAGGCGTGCACAAGCCACTAGGCAAATACATTTTCAATAATGTGCAATTTAGTACTTATGATCCTGTTATTCCACTAATGCGTGAAGCAGGCTATAAAGTAATGAATCATCCAACTGATCCTACTGGCGTTCTAGTAACATTCCCAGTAGAATGGAAAGATGTACCATTTCATAAGGAAAACGGCAAAGAAGTTAATCTTGAAAGTGCAGTGCATCAACTAGAGCGGTACAAAATGTTACAAACTAGTTGGACGCAACAAAATACATCGGTAACTATTAGTTATGACACTAGTGAGGTTAATGATATTATAGATTGGTTGTTGAATAACTGGGACTGTTATGTAGGTGTTAGTTTCATCTATAGAACTGATCCAACTAAAACAGCTAAAGATTTAGGGTATTTATACCTACCTCAAGAAGTTGTAGATGAGTACACGTTTAAACACTATGTACAAGACCTAAAACCTGTTAGTTTAGAAAACGCTAATAGTTTTGACGAATTGTTAGATGATGAGTGCGTTAGCGGAGTTTGTCCCGTTAAATAAAAAAAGCCCAGTAGATTGCTCTACTGGGCTTTTTTCTTTTATAGTGGTGTATCTAAAGTACTATCTTCATTATCTACGTTATTAGGATCATGTATGTTGTCTAGTTCATGAAATATTGTAATTAGTATATCTCGATAAGGCTGCTCTACACGATGTAAGTCTAGTAGATAAATATCTAGGTGATCATTGCGTAATAATTCTGCATGATACATGAATTGACCAAAAGCTTCTAGATCTTCGCTAATATTTTGATTAGCATAATCTTCTATTGTTTGAGCAGCCATTAATCGTAATGGTTTGCTAAGCATGCCTTTTTCTGTAAGTTTTATTAGTTGTAACGCTTTACCCTCACGCTCTCGCATAATTTGATCGCGTTTAGCACTACTCCAACTATATCCACCGTCGCCGCCCCAAAGATCCCATGCTACTCTACCTTTACTAGGGAAACCTTCTTCACCACTGTTAAATCCTGTAGCGCGTTTATCTACTTCATGACGACTAAAAAAGCTGTACATGCGTAGTACTACACTTGCTGATAGTGGTTCGCGGTCTTTTAACTGATTGGCTCTGGCTAAGCCAACAAGTGTGCCCCCAGGTTTGCCTTCATCTTTCCACTTAAGTGCTCTGCGTGCGGCACTAGCCATGCCACTTGTTGGTTTGTATGTCTTAGCCATTACTATTCCTATTTATATGCTAAAATTATTTGTTTACATAGTTTGCTACGTACAATATCTTCATCACGAAATCTAACAACTTCAATGCCTTCTATACGCTCAAGTCTAGTTGTTGCGTCTAGGAGTCCACTGTTGCTAATATCGCTTTGATCTTGGTCGCCACTAATTATTATTTTACAGTTTTTACCAATGCGTGACAAGATCATTTTCATTTCATCCCTAGTAGCATTTTGTGCTTCGTCAAGTAAAACTATACAATCATCAAATGTAGTTCCACGCATAAATCCTAATGGTTTAGGTTCTATTTGTTTTTTATTTAGTGCATATTCATAAAACCCACGACCTAGGCTATTAGTAAAGATTTGGTCAAATGGTTCTAAATAAGGAGCATATTTTTCTTCTAGTGTGCCTGGTAGAAAACCGAGTCCGCGACCAGTTTCTACATTAGGTCTTGTTAGTATAATCTTTTTAACGCGGCGATGAAATAATTCACCTGCTGCGTATGTTGCTGCTATATAGGTTTTACCAGTGCCTGCGCTACCTATACCAAAGATTATACTGTTTTCATGTATGGCCCTTAAATATTCTTCTTGAATGTAATTTAGTGGTTTTACATTTTCAAAGCCTATTTCCAGGGGAACAACATTGTCACGTTGTACGCTGCGTAATTTTTTAGCACTGCTCTTGGCCATATTATATTCCTAGTAGTTAAAGTTACTTCTTTTCCGGTACTTTGTGACCATCCAATTTTTCGTGTACTTTAACTTCCTTACAAACTTGCTCTGGCTTACCATCTTTGCCAATAACAGGCTTACCATCTTTTACTTTATCAATACAAGCTTTTTCCTTTTTAGCTGGAGCTTTTTCTTCTTTTTTAGCTGGTTCATCCTTTTTTGCATCTGCTGCATATACTGATCCTGCTAAAAATACTGAAGTTAAAAGTGCTAATAGAATTTTAGTCATATAGGTTCCTATTATAGTTCTGGAAATGGTTGTTGTGGAGGCGCTGCTTTGCCACCAAAACCAACAGTTACTTGATTACCACCAGTTGATGGACCTATACTAACACTGCCATTACTGCCTAAGGTAACTGTTGGCATAGGTGTTGGGCTTGGTGGTTTATCCCAACCTTTATTTGCAGCTTTAAGTGCTTCACGCTGCCCTTCTTTATCACCACTAGCTAACATAATACCACTAAGTGTGCCTGTTAAAAAAGTAGCAATAGGAATAATTAATTCAAAAAATTTATTATCTACAGGACTCATACCGTTCATAGGTTGAGTAACAAATATTAAGCTGTAGAGAACAACAAATACAATACCAAACAGTGTTAGTGCTAATATCATACCAATAAAAAACTTAAGCCTAGCCATTAACTCATCTTCAGTATAGCGCGGGCCTTCCCATAGGTCTTTAATCATCTACAATCCTTTTGAGTTTGAACTGGCAGGGACTTATTAGAGTTATTTACTCTGTCTTTTTCATATGGTGTTAAATCTTCGGGGCAAGTGCCATTTGCACTGCAATATGGTCGTTTACAAACTTTGTGATCCCAATTATCTGGATTCTGACAAGGATACCTATACATATCACTACAACCGGATAATAGTATAGTTAGTAATAATATTCGCATTAGTCACCTACTTATTAGCTAGCGGATTATCAAGTGCCCGTTTAAGATCTTCTGCTAATTTCTTGTCCAAGGCTTTTAATTTACTATCTACTTCTCTATCTTGAGCACGAAGTTGTTGCTCAGTATTTCTAATTGCTGCACTAACGTCTTTATTTAGTTGTGTACTGGCACTGTCAACTTGTTTTTGTGCTGCACGTATTTCAGTTTTAGCCTCTGCTACAGCCTTATCTACATCACGACTAATTTGTTTATTACTGCGCTCTACTTCTTCTACTACTTTTTCTAGCCTGCGTATATCACCTTTAAGATCATTTTTAATATCACGAGTATATTCAGCAGTTTTATCACTACCTTCTTGAACAGCTTGAGCAGTTTTTGTAGCATTTTCTTCAATAACTGCTAGCCGCTTATCAAATTCACTAAAGTCTGGGCTTACATATTCGGCAATTTTTTTCTTCATGCCCATATAATCTTTGTAAACTTCAAATACACCATATAATCCGCCTAAAGTACTACTAACTATTGTAGCAGCGACCATTAGTTTAGCAGGAGTAAAATCATAGCCGCCTATACTAATAACAGTATCTTTGCTAGCATATTTTTTAGCAGCAGCTTCTAGGTCATCAACCTTTTTGTCTAAGTTTACCTTTTCATCACTCATCATCTTTTTCCTTAAATGAAGTTGCTAGTATCCATAAACCAAATATAAATAAAATTACATGTAATAATGCTGTATAGTTTGTATTAACTATTTCCATATTACCTCTTATATTGTTGATCAATCATTTGTTGATGCACGCTATCACTACTAAGTTGTCTCAGTACTCTGGAGTTATCAACTATTCGTTGATTTCTGTAAACCTCTTTAACGGGGTAAAATGAAGCATCTTGTAATACAAAATTTAAGTATTGGTTATATCCAGTAGGAGCAGTAGCCAGTTGAGTTAATGGTATACCTGTTGCTAATTCATTATCAGTAGTATTAGATTTTATTTGTTGTGTTGTTTGTTTAGTTTCGGTTTCATTAAGTTGAGGTTTTGAGTCAACAATTTGGTTAATTGGGTCTGCCTTATTAGTTAAAAAATTTTGTTGTTGTGTGGGTACTTCTGTAGTTTGATTAGCAAGTGGATTTATTAGTGCTAATTGATTACCTGGACTAGTATTTTGAGTACTAGTTTGCTGAATTTGTTGAAAATTAGGTATTATAGTATTTATTGTTTGCTGTACACTTGTAACTTGTTGTAAGCTATTTGTACTAGTACTAGAACTATTAGTTTTTGGTAGTTCAATTAGTTGAACAGAGTTTATTTGAGTAGATTCTACTACGCCAGGTAGTTGTAGTAGATTAATTTGTTGGTTAGTATTTAATTGAAATAAATTTTGTTGATTAATGCTACTACTTTGAAATAATGATAAAGATTGTTCAGTTTTATTTTCTTTTTGTTTAACTTCTGCTTGTAACTGCTGTTGTTGAACTATATTCAAATCAAAACTTTGTCTAATACTTCTATTAGCAATTTGCTCGGCTTGACGTAATACTTGCTGACTAACTTTATCAGTCTCATTAATAGCCGTATTTGCTACATCTGTTGCTATTGATTGCTCTCGCTGTTGGTTGTCTTGTATTTTAAATAATGTATCAAGTAATCTATCAATGCCATCAAAAGCATATTGCTCCTCTAACTCTGTATTTCTACCTTCTTGCAAATTTTCTTCAATATATTTTATTGGTTTATTTCCACCACTACTTTGATCACTAGTATAGTCTATATTAGTTGGCTTAATAGTTGAATTGTCTACTGTATAACTTTCAGAATTTTTTGCTAGCGTTTCCTGAAATTTAGGGCATTCAGGGCTGTACAGTGGATTATTAACACAAGGATCTGGTTTATATCGTAGTCTAAAATTAACATTTGTTATTTCTGGACCATAAGGTCCCGTCCAATAGTTATTATCTTTACCACTAAATCCAAATAATACATTAGCTAAATCATCCGGTCTACGTCCTTTACTCCAATCTTGCGACCAAGTAAAATCAGTCCAATCGTGTAAAAAATTAAGATTATAACCAAAGTTTTCTATCCACTTACCGCTTTTAGTATACCCTTGTACATATGCACTTAATTGATCTAAGCTGCCGTTATCCCAACCATTTCCATTTTTACTACGCCAACTAAATGTAAATCCAGTAGTAATAAGGCCGCTACCATTATTGGGTAGAGCCTTACTTACATTTACTATCTGATACAATTCAGTATAATTATAGCTAAAATTTATATTACCATCAGGTCGTAGATACGGAGTGCCAGGACTACAATTTGGATCTCCACCTTTCCAACACTCTAAACTGTTAACAAATTTGGCATTTTGCCAAGTAGATGTTATAGTTGTTGCAGTTGTAGTATTATTTACTAAGTTACCCGTAATGTCTATAGTTTGGGCTGTAGCGGTATTAAATAACAATAGTAGTATAGCCAGCCATTTCATCTAAACCAACCTACTGGTTTAACTGTAGTAGGAACTTCGGCTATAGTCTTGTAATCATATTGAGGTATTTTTTGCGGATTAGACGCCCACAATTCTTTAGCCTGTTCGCCTATTTTACCTTCATATGGGCAAGGCGTACCAGCAGCTAGCATAGCTTCAAAAATTCTGCGATCCTGACACATAGTAGCTACAGCAGCTACCTTCATTCCCATGTCATAAAGAGTTTTACTTAGTTTTAGTCGTTCGCAGTTTAGATCACGCTGTGTTCCACCAAGTGCCATACCTAAAAATTGTGTTTGAACGGCCCCACTACTACCAGTTGTACAAAGATCTGCTCCTCCGCCACTCATCATTGCTGGCGCTATTGCTGTAGGAGGTGGCTGTATAACTCGCTGAGTAATACTAGTTTCGTTAATATTACGATTAGTCATGTCGCCGGTTTGTACATTTTGATTTACGCTGGTACTAGTATTAACATTATTATTTTGATTATTACTAGCAGTTATATTAGTATTAATATTACGATTAGTCATGTCGCCAGTTTGTACATTGTTTACTGTGCTATTACTAGTTGTATTATTATTATTGTTATATGTCATAGTGCCAGTATTAATATTATTATTTGTATTTACGCTGTTGGTATTATTATTAAATGTTTGTGTACCACTATTAATATTTTCATTTCTAGTAGTTGTAGTATTAACATTATTATTATTGTATGTCATAGTGCCACTATTAACATTATTATTATTATATGTCATAGTACCACTATTAATATTATTATTGGTATTAACGCTAGTAGTATTATTGTTATTATTGTAGGTAACGCTACCACTCATATTGTTGTTATTGTTATAAGTAACGGCTCCACTCATGTTATTGTTGTTATTATACGTAACACTGCCACTCATACGATTATCATTAATATTAGTAGCTGTACCACTTTGTATATTGTTATTTGTATTAACATTAGTGCTGGTACTAACATTATTATTAGTATTAATGTTATTGCTATTTACAGTACTAGTACTGGTAGCTGTGCTTGTGCTTGTGCTTGTATTATTTGTTGTCACAGTACTGGTGCTAGCACTAGTACTATTAGTATCTACTAAGCTACGACCACCATCATAATTGCCTTGGTCAATTAATGGAGGATTTGTTTGAGCTATAGTTGCCGATACTAAGCTGATTAAAGTTATTATAAAGGCTAATACTCTTTTCATATTAGTCTCCTTAGACTATTTTAGTGGCCTAGTATATGTAAGCAATGCTCGTAGTGCTTTTTCCTATCTTCTAAGCCGATTGTTCCGCCATTAATGCGTTTTGTAAGTGTGAGTATGTCACGCTTGTCTGCCCATTGATTTAAATTGTTACTTTCCCAAAACCAGCAGGCGCTTTGTGCAGCACCTTCAAAGGTTTCCATATATTCTGATGCTTCTTCAGGACTAATCTGCAAACTAGCAGCAAACCAGCTATAGTTTTCTCGACCAGTTACTTGTATAAGTCCACGCCCGCAAAATCGCCAACCATCGCCCGACTCTTCAGGCCCATTGCCCATGCGGTTAGCATAAACACGATTAGCAATTTTTTGTGGTTGTTTTTCATATTGCTGCGCCAATGCATCCGTGGGAAAATACTTGGGAAAAACTTTACGCAAGCTTGCCCACTTGTAGTTTAAATTTTCTTTAATAAAAACAAAACCACCTGACTCATGTGCACATTGTGCTAAAAACGCTGCTATACGTTCCGCAGTATTAATTTCATATTGAGGTAGTAGTTGCGCTAGTGCATCGTGCCAATAGCTAACATATTGATTTTTTGGTATAACTTGTTTTAATTGATCTAGTGTTAATTCCACTACTACTCCTTATTAAAAATTCGTTGCTGTGTTGTATACCACTCTATCCAAGCACTATTATTTCCACTACATATATAATACTCTATGTAGTTTTCTACAACTATTTTAGTTAATTCGCTTAGCTGTACACCACTGGGAGCAGTTTTTAATGGCTTGCAATGTTCAAGCAGTGGCTTAGGTGCTTGTGGAAATTGTTGCTTAACAGGCACAGTAGTAGAACAACTTGATAATAATAAAACTAATATTAAAAAGTATTTCATTGTTTTGCTGCCTTATTATGTGCTTCTACTACTGGTTCTGGTATTTTGCAATTTTCATCGTACTTGACAACTTCGCGATCTACATATTTAATTACTTCACTTCCTTGCAGTCTAACAAGCTCACGCTTAGTAACCACTTTTTCCACGATTTTAGTATTTTCTTTAGCACTTTCTGCTTGTGCCACTGCTAGTTGCTGTTCAACTTCTTTAACTTTTGCTAACCAATAATTATTATTCCAGTTTGCTCCTGTTAAAAATAAACTAATTACAAGTAGCACAACGCTAGCATAGTGCAGTAGTTGTACTTGTGGTAAGTTACGAATAAATTTAGTAGCAATAAATACTATAAGACTTAATGCCGCTAAACTAGGAAATAGCCAATCGGGTAAGAATTGAAGTAAAAACATAATATTATATCTTTAACAATGAGGGTAATCTAACTCCATCTGGTTTAACAGCAGCTAACCAAGCAGTTACAATTGGTACATTAATACTGCGTAACCATTCATTGGGAAACCAAGTTTGCATCCTATAAGATTGAAATCGTATGGTTGTATTACGAATATACCTTGCTAAATTAGCATCAGTATAGTATAAGAAGCTATTTTCATTCCAATAACTAACGTGCGTAGGATCTTGAAATGCTCCACGACCATCAGTGCTAGGCACATCAATAAATGCCCAACCACCATGTGCAAGTACTCTATGTATCTCACTCATAGTTTTAGTTTTATCATATAAGTGCTCTATAACGTGACTAGCGTTAACAATACCTACGCTATTATCATTAAGTGGAATACCCTTATTAAGATCACAGTTAATATGTGCACCTTCTTGATCTATAGTTATATATCCAGGTAATCCATTAATTCCGCCGCCTATGTCAACTTTTAACAATCCACGTAGCTCGCAATCTCGTTCAGCTAATTGTCTAGCATATTGATAGAATAGCTCAACGGTTTTTGATTGTATTAGCGCATTTCGTTCTAGCCAAGTATTGTCACCAGTAATTCTATATACATATAATACTTTATCTATTTTCTTAAACTTAGTTACTAAGTACGTTCTAATCATTAGCTCGTGATCATCGCATACAGATAGTTCAGGGTTATGACCACCAATTTCTCGATATACACTTGCACGCCAAGCACGAACATGATCAGGTGAATACCATATAAAACCTACGCTGTGACTAGTAGCCGTAAATGGATTCATACTAAACAGTTCCATATCTCGAAACTTAACTGTTTTATGTGTCCAGCCAAATGCTTCACTGTATGGCAAAAATTTATTTTCCATGTGATAGATAGCATCGTGGCTGTGTACAAAACCAATAGTATCATCAGCTAATAGTTCGCTGCAAATACTCTCTAGGCAATCTGGTGTTATAATATCATCATGATCTACTTCTACTAAGACGTCGCCACTGGCTAAATTAAAAGCACAATTTTTTAAGTAACCTACATTTGTATTAGCACTAGTATCTCTGTGAATTTTAACCCTAGCATCAGCTTTAATCGTTTCAGGTAAATCTTGTGCTGTAATTAAACCATTTAAATATACTACCCACTCCCAATTAGTATACGTTTGATCTAAAATACTTTCATATAATTCTAATAAGTATGGTATGTTTTTAACACTATGAGTTGGAGTTATAATACTAGCTAACATTAGGTTGTACTTTTAATATGTTTGGTTATGTTGGTAGTAATCTCATCTAACTGCTGTTTAGTAAAGTTTAATAGATTACCGTTTTCTAATTCTGCAAGATGCCACTCAAATTCAGCAAATCTAAATGGCATATATTTTTTATCTTTTATGTCATTGATAATGTTATAATGATCTGGATAACTGGCATTTATAACATTAGTTCCGCCAAATATTACGCTGCCGGGCTTATTAAAGCATCTGGCAATATGTTGTGCGCTGCTATCTATACCCAATAAATAGTCACAATTAGCTAGTATAGCTGCCAGAGCACGAACATCACTAGGCGCTACTGGTATAAAGTCGTCTTGAGATAAAAACCCAATTTGTTGATCAGTAACTAAAAATAGTGCATAGTCTCGTTTAAGCCTACTAACTAAGTATTTTATAGTTTCTGTATTTAATGACCTAACACTAGTATCTACTACTGTTTCGCCCTCTATTTTAGCAGTACTGCCCAGCGGCTGAAATGCTATTACTTTGCGACCATTAGCATATTTTCTTAGCTGTGCTGCATTGGCTAGTTCTGTGCTGCTTAAATATAGCTTGGGTATTCCCACAGGTTCTTTATCTAGATTAATTTCTTGATTAAACGCAGCTATAAGATGCGCACGCTCATTAATATAATCTATGTTATAGTAAGGCTCAGGTTTAATAATCTGTGTATTGCGTATGCGCTGAAATAACCCTTTAGTAGTATTATCAAAAACTTTATCGGTTAATAGTTTATTACCCCACAATAGCTGCGTCCAGCCATAGGTTACTATAGTAGTTTCCGGATGTTTTTGTACAAATCGTTCAAGAGCTGGTATAGCGCAAACTACTCTGCCCATGCCACCGTCTATTAGTAGTGTTTTATTCATGTCCCACGTTTCTTACAACAAGTTCAGTTAAATTTTTTGTATTGCCTAGTACGCCTACTGGAAAAGTATTGCAACTAATACTAATTCTAGTAGTTTCTGTCTCTACTCTATCTACAAAATGTGTTAGGCTAGAAGGAAAAATATATAAGGTATTTTCAGCTGCTTCTAACCACCAACTAGGAGAATTAAATTCGTTATAGTTTTTACTTTCAACTAATATTTGAGTATACTCATCTTTAACAAAATATATTCTATCCTTGCTGCTATCAGTTTGTACAAAAAATACACAGCTAATATAGCTATTTGGATGTTTGTGCTGATGGTGACCCTGACCAGGCTGTGTGTAATTTGCCCAGCTTTGAGTAATAGCTATGTTAACATTACTAGCTGGGCAAATTATTTTATCAACATATTCATCTATACTGTCTACAAAAAATTGCTGTAATCTACTCAACTGTTTAGAGTTGAGTAGATAGTTATTCTCGCTAGTAATATTATACATATTCTGGCAAGAAGGTTGAGTTGTGATAAAGGTGATTTCTTCCTCAGTTAGCCCGTCTGCTAATTCAAATTGAGCTATTGCCTGAGGAAAAAGTGGGATCATTTTCATAAAAAATTATTAAACCTTAATTATTCGACTACTTCTGTTATTGGTTGTTCAACGTGAGAAAACTCCCAGTTTAAAGTTTGCTCATTCCACATCCAGACTTCGCCGTTAGGCGAATCTGGATACGGTTTAGGTGCTTTCCAAGCTAGATTAGGTAAGTCTAAAACCCAACTCGGATACAGTTTAGCTCCTATAAACACATCGGCTTCTGGTAGGTATACATCACCAGTTGCTGCATACTTATTCCTAAAACTGTTATTATAGCTAGTTTGTACCCACTTTCTATTTGTATTGTAAACAGTGTTTAAAAAATCGATACCTAGTTGTTCTTGTTCTATACCGTTGCTATCTAATAATACGGCATTATCAACAACTTCTACTCTAATAACTACATTATTGTCATCTAATTTTGCAAAGTGTGCCACTAAACATAACTCCTATTTAAAATACTAAATTTCCAGTTGCAATAAATTTGTGGTAAACATAACCATTTTGACAGTATATTGTACCACCTGTTGCAGCAGAAACATTTGCACAATATCGGACTATAACTATTCCACTACCACCATTTTTACTAACTGCCGGTATTGCTGTGCCACCTGTAAGTCTGCCACCAGTATGGCTACTAGCACTACCGCCACCTCCAGTATTTGCCATACCATCAAAACCAGTGGTTACATTATTTACGAAATTATAGCAGCCACCGCCACCATAATTTGGATACCCAAAGCTTTTAGAAATTCCGCCACTTTTAGCACCAGCACCGCCAGCTCCAAAGTATCCTCTATCACCACTATTAGTATCTATAGCCCATTGCAAGAATAAACAGCCAATACCGCCTGGGTGAGTTGCATCTCCATTTGTAGCATTAAATTGTTGAGCAATATAATTGTTGCCTGGCCCATTAGCTCCGCCACCAGCCCCGGTATATGTGCTATAATTTGAAAAAGTACTACTACCTTCGTTAAGAGCACTAAGAAAAGTTGTTCCGCCGTTTCCTGCAGCGGTGCAAACAACCTTTCTAGCGGCAGCAGTACCACCTATACCAGCTTGTCCACCACCACCACCACCAAGTGTAGTTGCAGCATGTGCTACAGCAGTACTTACTGTAGCGGAGGTATAAGTACAACCAGCACCTATGCCACCACCTACAGCGGTTATACCAAACACTGAACTAGGCTGTCCATTGCCAGGATTTGCTCCTGTAGCGCTAGGCACACTAGCGCCACCACCACCAACAGTTACTGGACACGTTGTGCCAACTGTAACTGCTATAACACCGGAACATACTTGACCACCTCCGCCGCCGCCGCTAGAGACTGCGGCATCATTACCGCCGGCTCCGCCACCACCAACAATTAAATATTCTACTTGATTATTTCCTGCTATGGTAATAGACGAAAGCGAAGTTAACAGTGTATTAGATAGGTCTAATAAGTTAAATATAAATGTTTTGGTTGTTGTAGTAAATTTACGAAGTGTAGTAAATGTTAGTGAAGCAAAATTATCTGTAATTGTTACCGTACCACTGTTCACAGCCTCGGCAAAATCACTAGTACTACTGGTGCCCGTTTGAGTCCAGTTTAGTTGAGTGCCATTAGCTAATCCTTTGGTTATTATGTGAACAATTATTTTTTCGCCTTCAACATAGCTAGATTTATCTGTAGATAGATTATAGTTATCTGGAAACTCACTAGCAGCTATATTAAATGTTCCAGTACCTGTAAATCTATAGTATCTATGTGTTAAATCAGTACAATATGTTGGAGAACCAGTAACCGTAGCTGCTGGATATTTTGCACTATATTTTATAAAAACAGCACCGCCGGTACCTTGACCGCTTAAACCTAACTGTGCTGCAGGAGAATTACTTATTTGAGTATTGCGCTTCCAGACTCCTAGCCCACCACCACCGCTGCCCCAAGAGCAAGGATGTGCATTTTGTGGTCTAAGCATTGCAGGCGAATAAGTAGTATTAAATGATACACTGCCTGATCCACCTAAACCGCAGCGATTATAGCTAAGATTAGTATTTCCGCCATAACTATAAAATGTTGTTTGGTCTTGGCTAGCTGTAGGAATATAAATAGCACCACCGCCACCTGCTGCATAAGCATTTATATTTGTAAACGGCCAAATTGTAGCATTTACACAGCCATTACCACCAGTGCTAGTTAGTGTTGTTAATGCTCCTGCTGTGCTTGCACCGCCACCGCCGCCGGCTGCATATTGTATGCCCGTTCCACCACTATTACCACATAAACCAGTAATAAGCATACAATTACCAATACCAGCAGTAGTAAATGCAGTGCCGTAAGCAACACTAGTATCTGATGAACTAGCCATAAGCATTCCGGCTCCACCACCACCACTGCCGCCGTGACATCCACCGCTATTAGTGGTATTTTCTAGGCTAGTTACATTAACTGATCTACTGCCGCCACCGCCACCACCATTGGCCATTATTTGACCAAAACATGTGCTTTGTCCGTTGTTGCCTACACGCCTAGCGGTTACATCAGCTGTTGCAGTCGTTCCAGCTGCAGCACCACCTGCACCAATAGAAATAGATATAGGAATATTTGGCAATAAATTAGTACTACTGCTTAAATACCCTCCAGCACCTCCACCACCGCCTAGATAAGAAGCATAAGCTCCTGTTGAGCTCATATTAGTATAATTAGGCTGTTCTACTACGCTTGCTCCGCTGCCACCACCACCAACTACGACATATTCAATTGGTATAGTAGTAACGGCTTGGCCAAAGCATATTTGTCCAGTACCAGTAAAACATAGCACAGTATCACCGCCAACTGTTGAAACTGTAGGATTACCTGTACAAGTAACCGGCAATGCACCAGTTTTATATCTAAGTATAACTATGCCGCTGCCGCCATGTCCGCCACGATGTAGGGCATCAAGTATCCACCGACCAGTTTTAGTAGAATATGATAGACAATTAGAACCGCTGCCACCACCGCCACCTCCACGATTAGCAGTACCATCAGTGGCTCCTGTAACGTTTCTACTACCACCATTGCCTCCACCACCTAAACCGCCTGGCCACAGTGTGCAATATCCGGGCCAGTTAGTACATAAAGTGGCTGTGCCTGAATAGGTAACACTGCCACCGCCACCACCGCCATAGTAGGTATTAGTTCCTGTTATACAAGAAGGTGTACCGTCCCCGCCTTTAGCACTAGCAATAGCGTGATAAACAAAGGTAGCAGCCGTAGCACATGCGGTGTTGTTTGTAGCGGCTTGTACAGTAATTGAAGTACTGCTATTAATGCAAGTTATTTTAGCAAAGTCACCAACACTGCCACCACCTGAGCCAGTTTTATATACACCTTGGCCTATAGCCATGCCCGCAGTACTAGATATAGTATTAATTAGAGTAGTTAAACCGGTTGTTACAACCTTGCCAGTAAACGTAGTTGTACCACTAGTATTACCATATAAAAATGGTCCGGTTGCTTCAGAAGTATTATTATAACTACTACCACCAGCTGTACCAAGCGGTCCGCCGCCACCGCCTCCACCACCATATTGAAAATTTCCCATAGCGCCTAGAAAGGTGGGCCCGCTGCCACGTCCGCCACTAGCACCTTGTAGTGGGCTTGCCGCAGGAGTATTACCAGCACCACCATCAAGTATACCGCTAACCTCAACGGCACCCGTAGTGTTGGATATTTTTCTACTTGCACCACCTCCACCACTAGCGCCGGCTATGGCTAGGCGCTGCATAGAAGGAATAACACATACTCCCGAAACATCTGGATAACTAACGCCACCACCGCCGCCAGCTACAACAAAACAATTATTGTCAGCATTTAAACTGCATAAAAAACTACAACCACCATTAGTACCTAAATTGCTAATTAATTTGGCAAAGCTATTAACAGTTAGAGCAGTAAGACTAGTTGAAAAAGTCTGGGATTCAAATATATATTCTCGGCAAGTAGTAGTATTATTAACTATGCTACCAGTACCAGCACCAGTACCACCGGCTCCAACACCTATTATAAATGCACAGCCAGCTTGTAGCGGTATTTGACCTTGCTTAACTCCACCGCCACCTCCACCACCGCCAGTTTCAGCACCTCCACCTCCACCTCCACCAACTATTAAGTAGTCTAGTGTTAGTGCCCCTTGTGGTGCTACCATTAAAGGACCTGCTAATACGCCTGCCATTAACTTACTCCTATACCGGTAACGTACCAAGTAGTATTATTTACTCGTAGTAAAACTGCTTGGCCATAAGACACTATGGTTTTATTACCTAGACTACCTGCTGCTAGCCTTAAGTTTACTCCTGCAGCGGATTCTAAGATTAGTGTAGCAGTACTATCGTTGATAATTATTATAGTAGTACCCAATGGAAATACTGTAGCTGTTGAATCTACTGGTACGGTTATTGTTGCAGCACTGGTAAAATATAAGTGTTTACCACTGTCTGCCCCGACTAGTGTATATGTAGTTCCAGCCCCCATAGACTTTTGAACTATTTCTCTAAATCCTAGTCTGTGCGCTGTACCTGTGTCGGCTACATCGTCATATAATTTTGAGTCAACACTAATGTACTTGCTGTAAAATGAGTTTTTTGCTGGGTCAAAACTAATATCCGCATCATCTACTAGTTGACCATTAGCACCAGCTAGTACAACTCTGCCTATTGTAGCTAATGAACCTACATTTACTTTTCCAGCACCTAGTGTATCTGTAGCGCTATCATAAGTTAGTGTACTATCATCAACTAGCTTTCCGCCAGTGGTTGCTACAACTACTCTGCCTGCGGTTAAGTTACCGGCAGCTATGTTAGCACTTAATAACGTGCTTGTACCAGTGTTAAAAGTAACGTCGCTGCTTGAAGCTAATTTTCCGCCAGCACCAACAAATATTACTCCATTAGTAGTATTTGCAGCAGTTATAGCTACATTAGCAGCAGTTAATGTGTTATTAGCAAATGTAAGCCCTGAATCGTGACTAAAATTATTGCTGTCATTTATTTGTACACTGCCTGTACTGCCAGATGCTGTAGCGTTTGAACCTTGTGGACCTGGTGCACCTTGATCGCCTTGGCTGCCTTGACTACCCGTAGGGCCTTGAGCACCAGTAGCACCTTGAGCACCAGTAGCACCTTGAGCACCAGTAGTACCTTGAGCTCCAGTAGCACCTTGAGCTCCAGTATCACCTTGACTACCTTGTGGTCCCGTAACGCCTGCAAAACCTTGAGGACCTATAGGGCCTGCTGCACCTTGTGGTCCTGCTGCAGCTAATAAATCCCAAAACACAGTCCAGTTGTTTCCAAAATTTGGCTTATTTGTACTTGTTGCGCTGGTATGTTGTAGCTTACACATATAGCTACTACCATCTAATTGTACCATATCACCTTGGTTATAGCTAGTAAAATCAGTCCAAGTTCCGCGAGCAGATACAGTAGCATATGGTAAACTAGCCCAAGTAGTAATACCATTACCTACTTTAAATTTTGTAGTATCTAATTCAACGCCTAATTCACCTTCGGCTAAAACTGGATTACTACTAAGCCATTGTGAGGCTGTTCCTCTTCTAAGTTGTATTCGTTGTGGCATTATACGCCTCCTCCATCTAGGGCTGATAATCCAGAGTAACTAGAACCTGGGCCTCCGCCATCAACAACAACAGTAATAATAGAACCAGGAGCTCCTGGAACACCTTGGGGACCTTGTACGCCTTGAAAACCTTGGGGGCCTTGTGGCATAGTTGCTTGTAATAATGCGCTTGCTAGTTGTGGCATAGTAGTTACCCTGCTGTTATATTAAATTAAGGTGCCGGTTCTGGCTCTGGTGTTGGCTCTGGTGGTGGAACTATTTCAGTCCAATTTAGCACTGTTTCGTTCCACTCGTAGTATTTATCAGGTTCTACTGGCGGTGCTGGTACTGGAGCTTTCCATGTGCAACTTGCGTCATCTAATACCCAGCTTGGATATGGTTTTGGCGGTATAAAACAATCTCTAGCAGGATCATAGCTATATCCTATAGCAGCGTAGTTTTTTCTGTAGGGTGTTCCGCCAGCAATGTGTACTCCAGCATAGGTATTATAACTAGTGCGTTTACAAGTTTGGCCTCTAAAACTACCATACCACTGTTCCCAGTCAATACCATCTTCGCCTTCATCTTTGCCAACAATTACTTCTGTGACAATATTGTTATTATCTAAAAATGCATAATGTGCCATGTAAAAACCTTTTACTTATGCGAATACTAATTTAAAAGTTCCTGTACCTGCTGTAATAGTACTAATTCTTGTACCTCCTGATACTGTACTTGAAATAGTTAAACCACTGCTAGTAATATTATAGGCGTTTGAATAACTAAGTATTAATACTCCGCTAGCACCGCTACCACCAGTTGCACCACTACCTGCAGGACTAGTTCCACCACCACCGCCGCCGCTACCAGTATTTATTGTACCTGCTGCTCCAGAAACACTATCACTATTACTACCTGCTCCACCTATACCACTACTTCCTCCAGCACCAGCAGTACCAGCATTACTTCCACCGCCACCACCAGCAGCATATACTACACTACTACCGGTTATTGTGCTAGTTATACCTGCTCCACCTGTGCCAGCAGTAGTACCACTAGCCGCTGTTCCAGCACTAAAAGTTCCGCCACCACCACCGCCACTACCAGTACCACCATTGCCACCAGGCGTGCCAATAAAAATATTAGTACTAGTTACCAGTGCTCCTGTACCTACGGCATTAGGTGCTGTTGCACCTGCACCACCGCCACCACTACTACCCTGCTTAGCAATAACAACAGTAGTATTATTACTACCGCCACCGCCACCGCCTATTACTGGATATTGTAGTGCGCTAAAAGTAGTGTCATTGCCACTAGATCCTGAAAATGTTCTAGTGCTACTGCCGCTACCCCCTGCACCTATAGTAACACTGTAAGGATATTCAAGGCGTAAATTTAGTGTTCCAAATGTATAAGCACCGGCACCACCTCCACCACCTCGCTCACGACCGCCACCACCGCCACCACCTACAGCAACATAATTAGTAGCAACTGTAGCAAGTGTATTAAATTTAAGTGTACCAGTTCCACCAGTAAATTTATATATTTTATAACCACTATAAGTACTAGCATCTATGGTATATGTTAAACCAGAATCTATTTCACTAAAATAGCTGCTTTGTGGTACTTTAAACATAATTAAGCCGCTGCCGCCAGCTCCGCTACCTTTGGGTCCTATAGCCGTGGCCCCACTTCTGCCACCTGCTCCGCCACCGCTGCCAGTATTAGTAGCACCATCACCAAATCCAGTATAACCATAAGCACTACCATATGGTGCGTTCATATCTCCGCCACCTTTACCACCTATATTAGTGCCATTACCACCACCACCAAAACCGCCGTTACCACTATCAGGATTTCCTGTAAAATAACTGCCTGAACCGCCACCGCCGCCACCAGCAAGCTCAACACCAAATAGTGTAATACTGTTTCCACCACGTCCATTTGGCAGCTTAGTATCACCATTTTGATATATTCTATATGCACCTGTTCCGCTCATTGCTGGTGCACCTGCTCCGCCGGCTCCGCCGCCGCCACCACTATCTCCATAAGTTTGATGGTCTCCGCCTCTATGACCTTGATAGGCTGCTGCAGCTCCACTACCAATCTGATAACCGTTTCCACCAGTACTACCGCCCCAGCTACCAGGACCATATTGTCCAGTACTATAACTATAACCATCTGGTGCAGTTTTGTTTGCAAATCCAGCGCTCATACCGTATCCGCCACCAAATGCACGTATTGGTTGTTGTGTACCAACGGTTATGCTTGAGGTAACTCCATTGTTTCCATCTTGAGTATCACTAGCGTATACAGTAGAGGCTCCGCCTGCACCAACTGTAACTGTTAGTTGCTGGTTGGCTTCTAGGTCTAAATAACCTGTAACTACTCCACCGGCTCCTCCACCACCAACTCCACGAAAACTATTGGTGTGCGCTCCACTAGCGCCGCCACCTACTGCTACATATTCTACTACGCTACTTACTGCTATTTGTGGTAGTTTTGTAGTTGCTGGCGTAAAGTTCTGTAGGTATCTGGCAATTTTACTGGCTCTAAACTCGTGTAAATATCCCCTATAAAATTCTGTGGTTAGTGCGGGACTAACACCTATAACACAAGCACCATCAGTAAATGTTTGTGTGGTCAAATTCCATGTATTAGTACTTGCAGTGCCATTTATGTATATAGTTACTACATTTTCAAATCTAACTACCGCTACGTGGTTCCAAGCGTTTAACGTTAAACTGTTATTACTAGTTACTTGAAACGCGCTAGCACTATAAATAAATATCTGACCACTAACATTTAATCCTATATGAAATCCGGTAGCGTTTGCTGCCGAATTACTTTGACAGTATACACTAATGTAATTAGCAAAAGTTTCTGGATATAACCACATTTCAACTGTAAAATCACCTAAACCATAGCTGTGTAAGTTAGGATTATGAGATCTGGCACGAATATATGTACTAGTACCGTTGAAATATAGTGCTGTTTGACCTACGCGTTTTTGTTTGGTCGTTATTAGCGGATTACCTACTAATTCCAAAGTATTTTGTTCGGTTACATCATATGCACCTAATTGTAAACCATTAAGTAAAAGTACTGTTCTAGCAATTTTAGATGTTGAATAAAATGGAAGTAAGTTAGTAGTTGGCCTAGCAGGAGGTGAGTCGCTATAAGCTTGATTAGCTCCTTCAATAATCTGTAGGTTAGCTATATATCCATTCATAGGATTAGTAGAGCCGCCACGAGCACCCAAATATACAGCTTTAGTAGTAGTGCCAAATGCAGCTGCTGTACCATATGAACCAGTAGTATTAAATCCTGTGCCGTTAATATATCCGAAAATACTATTAGCACCAGCGGCAAGAGTTTGTCTAAAAATAGTTACATGATACCATTTTTTAGCTTGAATACCAGTATGACTTAATCTTAGTGTACTTCCATCTAAAAATACTTGTAGTGTTCCTGCAGTAGTTACTTCTATTACCCAATCAGTAGTAGCTGCTGCGGTATAATTTCCTATCAAATGTTGTTGTGTGGCTAGTGTATTTAAATAAAACCAAAAACTAATACTAAAATCAGCTGGTGCAAATAAATTGCGAGTAGCTTGAGTTCTAAGTGTATCTCCAGTACCGTCAAAGTATATACTACCGCCCTGCAAATTAGTATCTCTAGCTCGATTAACACTGTTTAATGGTGTAAACGGCGTAGTAAAAATATTAGTACCTGTTGGCGTAATATTCTTAGGTGTAGTAGCTATATTTAAATCGGTAATATCATGTCTGTATATAATACGTCTGGCACCTGTAGTACCCTGTCTATATCCACCTAGTAGCAGTGTTTGATTTGTGGTATTTTCACCTATAGGCAGCAAACTTGGTGTAAAAGTACTGGTATACTTTGCAGTGCCTGAAAGTATACTAACATTTGTAGCATATCCGGTAAATACGTTACTGCTATTCCATTGACCCATAGCTACAGTATTAGTTGTACCTCCTCTATTAGTAAGAGTAGTAGTTCCGGTTAAAGTTTGTTGTATTCCGTTGACATATAGTTGAATAGCATTGGCATTAACGCTAGCGGCAATATGTGTCCACTTATTTAGTGGAATAAATGTATTACCTGTGGCATTTTTAGCTACACTATCATACCAGTAGAGCTGCAAAAGATTACTATTATTGGGTCCGAAAGTTAACCAACTACTAGTAGAGGCAGGAGTCATATCTCCTATTAATCCTGGAATAGCAGTTGTAGGTGTTGCTGTTGGATAAATCCATGCTTCAATAGTAAATGTGCTAGTAGAGCTTGTTAATACTGCAGCATTACTAACTAAGTAATTACCAGCTCCTCCAAAGTACAGTGATAATTCACTGTCTACGCTGTTATAGGGACTGAAGGAACTTAGTGTAGTATTTCCTGTTTTAATTAGTCCCTGTGTATTTGATACATCAACTGGTAAATTAACTGGACTAACATTATTTTCGCAAGTTAATAACTGTGTGCCGCTAGTTGCTGTAACTGGCTGAGTTGGCACAGTAATAGTTGATCCAGTATATATGGCACTACCACCCACAAATTTTGCATTTGCTATATGCCCATTCCAATTTGGATTGGTGCCTGCATTAGCTCCACCTATACGAATAAATGTAGCAGTTTGACGTAATTGAGTAGATGTATATGTACTATTATTTAAAACTCGTGTGCCATTTATCCAAAGATTTAATGTGCCACTTTCTCTAGTAAATACTACGTGACACCATTCAAATAATCTAATAGTTGCGGATGTACTAGTACCACTGCCACCAAAAGCTGCACCATTGACGCTATCAATACCATATACATTTAATGTAGTAGTAACACTAGCACTAGGATTTGCGCGTAACATTAAATCATCGTTACTACCAATACCAAATATAGCACAGCTATATTGTGGCCCACTAAAAGACAGTGGATATACCCATGCTTCAAAAGTAAAATCACCTAAGTCAGTAAAGAAACTAGAAATATTACCAATAGTTGCTTGTAGATAGTCACCGGTACCGTCAAAATAAGCACTACCAACAGTACTAGTTGACTCAACAAACGGCGCATAGTTTTCTATTCGCACTTCGCCAAATACAGATATAGTGGCTGCTATGCTACTACCATCAACAAATCTATTTGTATGTAGTGCTAATAAATTAACGCTACCGGTGATGCTATTAGCTACACTAGCACCTGTCCAACTTACACTACTAGTATTAACTGGTTGTTGTGGTGCAGTAAATCTAGTTGTACTTGCGTTTAGTGCTTGACCTTTTATATATCTAACGTTACTTATATTGCCAATAAATAAATTAGTAATTGTGCTGCCTGGTGTTGCTGATTGTAGGTATCCGCCACCTAGTATAAATCCACTAGTAGATAAATAATTTCCAGTATCAGTATAATTTACTCCGCCTTGTACACCATCTACAAATAATCTAGTAACACCACTATTTCTAATAAGTGCTACGTGATACCAATCATTATAATTAAGTACTACTCCATGATTTATTCTATCAGCACCATTAGACCAAAATCTTACAGTTCTATTACTAGCCAAGTATAAATTTATGTATATGCCATTAGTACTTGCTGGACGCATGTCTAACAAATTATACCCGTTGGCACCAGGAACTCCTTGTATACTAATCCAAAATTCTATAGTAAAATCGCCTGTGCCAGGAGCATAATTTGTATTATTGGGTAGTGTTATATAGTCACCAGTTCCATCAAAGTAAGCGCTCCAATTCGTTTTATAGGGACTAAAACTAGTGCCTATTACATCTCCTACAGGAGTTAATACGAAACCATTAGTACTACTATCACTAAAAGTGTTAGTAGTACTTTGATTAGTTTCTAGTAGTAGAGTATTTCTGCTAAAATAAGGATCAGTTATAACGTAACTTTCCGCTGCAGATGCGGCCCTACCCAAACCTTGATTGACCTTAGTATGACTAAACATTATGGCGTATATCCTTGACTAGGTGTTCCGTACCAATTTGTACCGTCGCTAATAAATGTAAAAATATCCATTGTACCAGCTGTACTAGTTACTACTGGCACTCCACTCCAAATAGGCCATTTAACACCAGTAAATGTAGCCGTACCATTACCAGTACTTGCAGCTTGTTTCAACATAACTACAAATGACTTACTGCTAGCAACTGCTGGCATTGTAAAAGTACAAGCCGTACTAGCTGTTAGTGTAACTATTTGTACTGTTCCACTACTAATATTAAATGTATGTGAGCTTGTTACTGTGCCTACGTTTACTACTTGTTCTGTGTAATTTTGAACTATAGGATCTACAAGTGTTTTGTTGCTTAGAGTTTGTGCACTGCTTAAGTCTACACCACCACCGCCACCACCACCTGGTATATTTACAATTACAGCATTACTAGACTGTGTAGCTGTAACGCCTGCACCAATAAAATTAATACTAACTGGAGTAGCCGTTAGTGAAACGTCTTCGTCTAGTATTTGTATAGCACCACCAGCACCAGTAGCTCCTTGAGCACCAGTAGCTCCTTGAGCACCAGTAGCTCCTTGAGCACCAGTAGCTCCTTGAGCACCAGTAGCTCCTTGAGCACCAGTAGCTCCTTGAGCAC